CTGGAGAACGTCATTGTAAATCATGTCCATCACAGCGGCATTCAGAGCGGCTTCCGGCTTCACTTCGGGCATGGAAGTAATATCAGAAGTCAGAGCGTTCAGACCGACAATACCATTAGCGGTAAGAACCAGCTTGTAGGTAGCGCAGGAAGTGTAGTTGTCACGATAACGGACAGACCAGTTATACGCAACCATGGAAGCCAGACCTTCGGCAATAGCCACAGCCTGCTGGCGAGCCTGCCAAGACTGACGAAGACGGGTAGCGTCAATCTTCTGAGAAGCCAGAAGGGTGATGTCACGGGAGAAGGAGTACTCCGTGCTACCAACTTCGTTTACTTGAAGTGGGTTATCATAGCTGGTGGACCGCAGGGTTACGGGATTCCACGTAGCCGGAAGGAAGGAAGCACCAAACACGTTCACTCGGCCAGTGTCACCAACTCCATCTTCCCACACGGTCTGTTGAATCATGGAGCTGTTCCACGGAGAAGTACGCACCTGCGTCTTCCACATTTGAGCCTTGAGCAGGTTGCTCATGTTCACCATGATGGTATTCCCAGCATCGATGTCACCGGGATTAGCGGCAGTAATAGTAGCCATAATAGCAGTAGTAGATAATAGATTGTTAATTCTTTTCAGGTTGTCCAGACCTAAAGCATTGCTTGTTTGGCCGTAGGGAAACCAGAATTATCTCCTACTGTGTAAAAAAATTGAAATTGGATTCTGGCGAGAAATCCTGTTACGCCGTGGTTGATGAAATATGTTTAGCTTGTTTGGGTAACGTTTGTCAAGGATTTTTTTTTACATATCTCCATTTATATCCACCTGCCGTAGCTTGTTTTCCTAAACAAACCTTTACAATACTACTTTGATTTATACCTGTCTCCTTATCTGCTTTTCTTACACTGAGGAAAGTGTTAATAAGTTTCCCTTCCAAACTATATTGTTCTACACTATTCCCTTGGGTAGATATTCCTCTTTCTATAGCTGTTCCCCAATTAACATTTTCCTCCCTCGTAGACCATTCCAAATTCTCAAAGTAGTTGTTCCGTTTATCTTCATCCCTGTGATTCACCTCCGGTTTATTCTCAGGATTGGGAATGAAAGAATTTGCAACAAGTCTGTGTATGTAAACCCTACTCATTTCGCCATCCTTCCAAAGATGAACTTGAGAATAACCTGACCCTGCTGATGATGGTTTTAATATTCTCACACTCTTTCCTCTCTTGCCATAGAAGCTCTTTACTCTACCATAATTAGATATTTTATAGAGTCCTTCGTAGCCTTCAATGTCTTTCCAGATTTCTTCTTGCATAATAAAAAAAAGCGTACGAACGCTATAACACGTTCGTACGCTGTAGTCAAGTTTAAAGATTAGAAGCCTGCCATCTTCATGGCTTCTGCGAACAGGTCACTTGTTTCTCTTGGCCTTCCGTCATCCTTGGGTTTGGTAGGAGCGGGGGATTGGGGGGCTTTGCCCGTCCCCTTCGTAGCAGAGGGGGCAGAGGAACGAAGTTTGGCCACCTTTTCTTCCAGCTCCTTAATCTGATGGCGTGCATCTTCCAACGCATCGACAACCTTGGGAAGCAGGGCCGCCTTCATAAAGGAAGCATTGTCAATCTTATGTGCGAAGTGTCTGCCTTGTTTGAGAACTTCTTCAAGTCCCTTATCGTCCAAATCGAGACCAATGCTCTCAGCTTCCGCTTTGAAATTTTCGCTCGTGTAGTTCGTCAAGTCCACTTCGTACTTGCCTCCACCCAGTTTCTTGAGGAATTCTTCACGGAACTTATCAGCATTCTCCTTGAACTCCGTAGCCTTAGCGATTGCTTTGTCTCGTGCCATAGAGAGGCGAACGAACTTGTACATTTCGTTAGCGTCCAGTCCTGCTTCCTTGGCAATGTCCTCGTATTTTCCTTCACGGTCAAAGTCATCTAGACCAGCATCCAGAGCCACTTCATTCAACTGCTCCTGCGTAACGGTGGGAGCAAGGGTAGAAATAGCAGAGTTGGCTTTATTAAAGGGTTGAGCTACAGCAGACTTATATTCTTCGCTCGTCTGGTAGGCATAAGCTGAGACAATATCCTTGTACTGGTTAAGTTCCTCTTCGAGCGTTTCGGACGCTTCGGGAGCTTTAGATTTGAGAGCTTCGATTTCCTGCTGGAGCTTTGTGATTTCCTTGCTCTTCTCCCGGAGTTCAACTCGCATCTCAGCAAAACGCTTCCCTGCTTTTGCACTCTGCCTAACGTCGCTAGGAACTTCGTCATCGTCTCCGTCTTCGGGCTTCTTTTCCTGTTCTTTCGGTTTCTTTTCCTGTTCTTTCGGATTCTCAGGATTCTCCGGGTTCTCCGGGTTCTCCGGGTTCTCCGGGTTCTCAAGATTTTCCGGGTTCTCAGGGGTAGGTTCGGGATTCGGAGCCGGAGCAGGGTCGGGGTTCGGAATAGATTGAGGGCTAGGAGTAGGGTCGGACACTCCAGAAATTGCTTGGTCTAGGAGATTTCCAAAGAGTCCATCACTTCCTACATTAAATACGGGGGCATCAGGTACGATTGATTCAGTGCTCATGAGTCTGTTTTATTTGTTTGGTGTGTTGAATCGGTTCAGTTGTTCAATGTAGTCTTGTAAACTTCTCTGGCTCGGTTTTGCTTCTTCGTGCTTGGCGTTGTTCACAATACTGTATTCTGCCATATCAAGCAAGGATTTTATTACAAAGTTTGCACCTGCGTAATAAGCACCTTGGATGGCCGCCGCCTCCATGCCCGAAGGCACAGAGGTTGGGCCAGCCATATCTTGAATGATTTCCAAGACCTCCTTGAAGAGAGGTCCTGAAACAATCTTGTGCAGTTCATCCGTTTTAATTTCGTCGGCCTTGAACTGTCTTTTTCTTTCTAATCCAGTCATCATAATCCTCGGAGCATTTTATCTGCGGCTTCGGCTTGTTTTCTTGTTATTTCAGCTTGAGACTCCCTATCAAGTCTCGCTTGTTCTGCTATGAAGGCTTGGTTCTTACGGTCTTCTTCTGCCTGAGCTTTCATCATATTTATCTGCTCGTCAGTGTCCATCCCTTCCTGACCTTCGGCAGGGGCTTGTTCCTGCTGTTGCATAGCTTCCAGTGCTCGCATACCGTTGGTAATGATTTCATTACAACGTTTAATCAGTTTCTCGTACTGACTAAATTCAGGAATAATTTCCTTTTTCACGGCAAGGTACTGCATGTGTTCAGCAAGGTGGTCCACAATGATTTGAAGAACCGGAGCAAGCTGAGCCATCTCTTCTTTGCTAAGTTCCTGTTCAGGAATCATAGACATGATTTGGTTAGAGTGAACATCAGCGTGAACACGGTGGTCCTCATTGGGAATTACCGGAACAGTCATACCATTGGTCATCTGGTTGTTCTGCATAGCCGCAATAGCTTCAACGTTAGGTTGTCCGAAGTCGGTCTGCGGAGCAGGGTAGATAAGGTCCCCAAGGAAGGGTCCCATGTTTTCGAGAGTTACCAGACGCATGAGGTTGTCCTGCCCAGTCTTGGGAAGGAACTGCATGTACTGGAACATTTCACGAAGCATGAGCTTTCGCTGAACCGGAGAACCTTCACCAATAGCGGGGGTAGCCACGACAGAGTACAGGTCCACCTGAGCAAGGGCCTCTTTCGGAACGCCTTCATACTCAAGTTCTTCAATCATGTTCTGGACTTCTTCAAATCCTCGAACAGATTTGTCCATGTCAGCAGATGCTACTCGTCGAACAATCTCACGGAACAGTTTTGTTAAACATTCCATCAGCCTCGTCTGAACACGGTGAGAAAGTCTTGTAGCATTGCCAAGACGAACTTCCGTTTCAAACTGGGTCTTACCCATGCTACCGTCTGCCTGAGTATCTAACTCACCAAGGTAATCACGGATTGAAGCCTGCATGAGATTGAGAACTCCACCCATCCCCTGTTCAATGTTGACATTGGCAGATTGAGTTACTTGGAAATTCCCGTCGATGATGGTGTAGTTACCAATGGGGTTAACAGCCGCATCAAGTCTGGCTCCTTCGTTGGTAGCCTGTAGCGTGATGGAGAGGTTCTGCATAGCGGCATCCGCACCTGCGCAAGTAAGCTTGTTAGCTATCTTTGTTTGGGGGAGAATGTCGTTGCCAAAACCGCGAAGACTGTGAATGAACCCATTGGTGCTAGTTCCATAAGGGAACATGACAAAAGCCTGCTCCATACTTTCATAGGCACCCTTCTTGCTGTACATGAACTTGAGAACAATGTCATCACGTACCTCGGAAGAGCTGTCCACGGAAGCATTGGGAGTCTGCTGGTTCATTTCATAGAACACCGAGTGTGTCACAGTGCCATCGAACTCTTTCACCCACATGTGAACGATGGGAACGGAAGTACCTGTCATATCAGCCATGGTGAGGTCATTATTCTTCATCATGGTTTCGACAGTGGTCGCCACCTTCATGTAGTTAGGAAGAGAGTAAGAAGCAGTCTTAACAACCTGTTCTACGACCTCGGGGTCCCATCCAGCTTCTTTAGCGGTCTCCTTGTCTCGGATGAAGTCAAGGAGTTCATGCACCCTGAGGGTTCTGGAAGCAAAAACGATTTCCAGAGTCTTGGGGTCCGGCTTAGTTAAACGCTCAAAAGCGAAGTCGTCCAGACCACCTGCGTTCCAGTACCATGAATCCTTGTCGTCAAAGTATGCGGCGGCAAACCCATGATACGCAAAGTTATGAAGCAGGTAATTCAGAATAGACTGGTAGCCTTCCATTCCTCGAATCAACTTCGTCAAATGGAAGGAGAGTCTTTCGGAATAATAGGCTTTTGCCATCTTGGAACCATACTTGGTTTTACAAGAGAGCAGATAGGGAGTAGACTCTACAGCATCATTCAGTGCCGCCATCACCTTGCTGTGGAAGAGACGCATGAATCGGAAGTTGTCGTTTGTCCGGTTCACCTGTCCTAATGCGGCAAGGGTGGCTTTATCGAATGGGGCAACGCCGTCCAATTCTTCTTGGGCGACGTTGCGGGTGTTGCGAGACTCCAAATCTGCCCTCAACGCATTGGCGTAAAGGCCACGCGCAACCATAGCATTGGGAACTCGCTCAGTGAGCAGGTTCCCCTCTTGGTCCACCACGGAGACCATAGCGGTCCCAAATCCGGGATTATCGGGAGATGTTGAGTTTTGCATAAGGGGGGGGGTTGGTTTACTTGTCAGAGGGAGTTCCCAGTTCCTCTTCCCCCTTCTTGTCTTCGGTTTCAGCTTCGGTCTTGCTCTTTCCTTTACCCTTGGCATTCTTCTTGCCAGTGAGGAAATCGTGGAGACTCTGAGCTTTATCGGGGGAAATGGTACTGGTCAGAGGCTTGTCCTGAATATCTTCGTCAGCACCAGCAACAAGGGGTTCACGTTCCTTCCCGAAATTAGCAACCGGGGCTGACTTGGGGGAAGCGGCTACAGTTACTTGGCTGGCCTTGATAGGAGCAGGGACTGCGGGGTTCTCGTCTACAATAAACAGCGTGTTCCATTCTTCCAGCTTTTCACTCTTGTCGTTAATCAGAGCCTCCGCAAGGAAGGGACGGAAGTGAGAGTGACAGGTCAAGGAGCAAACATAGGGGGCCGTATGCGGGTACGTCTTCATGAAGTTGCTACCAATGACAAAGCTGTGGTCAGGGAAAACCTTTTCTACCTGAGCAGGGGCCATGGTTCCCGGGGCAGGGGCTTTGGCGAGGAGTTTGTTTTCAGGTCCATAGAACTGAACAGATGCGCGTTTGTAGAAAAGAGCTTCGATAATATCCAGAGCGTCTTTCTGGAAACGGTCAGCACCCTTCTCGTCATACCACACTACCGGAGAAATTTCATTGCTGGGGTAGTTCAGGTCCAGATAAGAAAGCGCAGTGGAGAAAGCCGTGTTGATAAACCCGTAGGGTTCCGTGCAGGGAGTCTTGAGCGTGTAGAAGAGGGAATGCCCGAAGAGGGGTTCCAGCTTACGGAATTCATTTGCCAAGTAATCGCTGGCGTAAGGAGTAATAACGACAAGGTTGTGTCGTTTCAGTTGGTCTTCGTCATGGCTTTCAACGATAGAATTTACAATACGTTCTGCATTTGCAACAACGCGAGGCTCACAAGGAATTATCAGTGTAGTGCTCATTAAATAATGTTGTTTCTTTGGTTGACTGGAACAGTCAGTGGATGGACCCTACTATAAGGAACCATTTGGTTTTCTGTCAAGCTTAATTCTCTTTCTCCCAGTAGTTTAACTGCGGCGTACCAAGAGAAATAGAATTGAGCTTCGACAAAAGGGTGGTAAAGGAGTGGCATGAGTTGGTCTTTTGTAAGCCTACTCGGAGGGGGTAAGGATTCTCTCAGGTTGTTTCCGAAGATAGTGTATCGATAGGCTCGAACGGACTTGTCGGAAACAGCTATGGTTAAAGGTACACAAGGGTGATAACAGTTACTGTTAATCCTGCGGTTTTCCCCAAGCTGTGGCCGGAGAGATTGTCTATCAGTAGCCATCATCATATAGGCCTTCCGATATTTGAAAGCTTTATCCCAGACTTCTTTGTTCCCTATGAACCTGAGGCACTGCTCCTTCCTGTCGTTGTTACCCACCCTCCTCACCATACTGGAACGTGTTATTTTGGGATTCATTTTTCTAGGAAGTTCATGAAGTTGATGAAGGTATACATATCAAACTCAGGCATGGAATTTCCCCACCCCTCAAGCTGGTTAATATCCTTCAATGGAATGGCTTCCCACAAATTGTAGGCTTTATTGAGTTCTGTCATCCTATCCAAGAAATCTTTGTACCCGGGAGACATGGCAACCACCATGAAGAAATCCATCAGTTCCTGAGGCATAGCTTCAAGGTTCCCGTGAGTAAGGTGGACTTCCCCTTCTTTAACAGCACGGCGAACGTATGCCGACCTTCGTTCGTTGATGTTCCGTGCTTTCTCAATAAAGTCCAGCATGTATTCCTCAATCACGTCCAAGTCCTGCAACCATGATTGGATGTTGTTCATCCAAGACCGAACAACCTCAATTCTCATTCGAATCAGGTAAGCAGTTCGAACTGCTTTAGGGAAGCACCCACAACTAGAGTTGTTGATGAATTCATCCACGTTCATTTTAAGAACCCTCCCACAACCACACCTCACAGCATAGGGTGCATTAGAGTCCTTGGTGAATCCGATGATTTCCAGTGCTCCGTTAATGCTCCCCTTAGCGTGGGGAGCTACGTTGATTAGGTGTTCCTTCGTTTCAAAAATCTCAAAGTCTTCCGTTTTGACTTTTGGATTCAGGGTGGCAGGAGTCCAGTTATAGAGAACTTCCTGAAAATTTCGGGGCCGAAGTTTTGGCCCCTTGGAATCTACAGGGTTTTTGACACTTATCTTTCTTTTACTCTTAGCCTTCCGAGCTTTACTTCTTTCTAATTTCCGCTGTTCTCTCTTTGTAGGCATGCGAGGAAAATAACACGTAAGGATTTTTTGTCAAGGAGAAATTTAGAGTGGCCGCACATTGACAGACACTTTTCGTTGTACACTGTTCTCCTCAACTCTTTTCTTTCTCTTACCTGCCCTGTCTAAAAGCACAAGACCTTCTTCTTCGTCTTCATCCTCTTCCAAAATGAGTTGCCTTGTAGTGTCTGTCTGTTCGATTTGGATGTTGTCTACCACTTCCCGAATCACATCCTTGTCAGCTTTTTCAAGTCCATCATGCAGTTTCTGCCTGATATCCAGAAGCTTACCAAGAACGTTAACCATCTTCTCAGCTTCCTTCCCATCATATACAGAGGCATTCTGTACATAGGAGAGCAGGGAACCAACACCTCCTTCAACGGCTTTATTGATTTTGCCGGAGACAGAGTTTAGCATGCTCTCGTTTTCTTGACTGAGGGTTTCTCTCCTTGCACGAACACGGCTGGTTGTGTTCGCAAGGTAGGTCATATTGAGTTCATCCCTCATTCGGAGTTCCTCCGGGGTAAGCTCAACGTCTGCCAAGTAAACGTCTACGTCCTCCCGGCTTAGTCCGGTCAGACGTTGAATGACACTCACAGGGGCACCGTTTTTATAGAAGGCTACGACCTTCTCCTTTAAGAGCAGGTTCCTTTTGGCTTCCTTTTCCTGTAACAGTTGGTTTTTACTAGCGTCTTTCATTCCTCTCATAATGGCAAGTTTCTAAGTCTTTTGGCTTCATCTCTCCAATCATAGGTTACTTCACCTACGGGGGAGTCCTTTAAATATTCCTTTAAGTATCTTCCGTCAATAAGTTTCACACCGTATTCGTTTACCCGGAATCCCTCAGCCTTTTTAACAGCAGGAGTGGTATTCTCTACTCGGGTAATTCGTCCGAACTTCCCGGGGAAAATTCTTCGAGCAAGATAGCAGAGCATAGCGGTAACGTCAGCCCTGTCCGGGCTTTTACGAATACGCTTCCTCATTTCCTTCTTCTCTTCCAGCTTGATACGGGAACCAGACATAGTATACTGGCGAGATTTGATTTCGGACATTGTAACTCCGTCCAAACCATAAAGCTGTTTAGCCTTAATAGCTTGTTGCATCGTACCCCAAATCTCGGAGACCTTGTTGTGATAGATGTCGCAGGCCCGGGTGCTTTCATGAGCAGAGACTGGATTGATGCTCGCCTTCCCAGCGTAGGAGAGAGGAACGATGTCCCCCTTAATGTAGCTTGAAAGAATATCCCTAAAGCTCAATCCCCCGGTAGTATCGAAGATAAAGTTTTCAGGGAGCACCCCTTCCTCTTCCAATATCTCTTTAACCCTTTGGGCGATAACAAAGCTACGGTCTTTCCGGTTAGTACTATTGGCGTTTGCGCCGGGAGGCTTGATGTTGAAAATCTTGTCCTCACAAATAGCGAGGTTCCCGTTCACGTCCAAACCTACACGTGCCGTCTTCAAAATAGTCAGGTCCCCGCCGTTCGTGTAGGCAGGGTCCATAGCCGCTATTTTGATAGGGGTTTCAATTCCCCACAGCGGCTTGGTGTCACACTTCCCAGCAAGGAGTTCGTTTTCGGAGATTAAGCACCCTTCTTCCGTGTCGTCCGAGAAGGTCGCTTTGTAGAACCTAAGTACCTGAGGGGAGTTATCACCATAGGTATCAATCGCGTCCTGAATAATATCCTGACTAGTGAACCACGACCAGTCCGGCCTGTTGCAGACAATGCGAGGGTTCTTCGTGTTGTCGAACCTTACATAGATGCCATCAACCGTTTCCCAAGTGTCGCACTTTGTAATGTCGATACTATTCCAACCGAGCCTAGGCTTGGACAGAATACCGAAGGCATCCATCTTGCTCTTGGGGTTGGAGGCGGCCATGAGGGTGGGAGGAGTATCTGCGGCGTTGGTACGAAGGTTGCTTCGCCAAACGTCCACCAATTCGATGGGAAGTTCGGACAATTCATCGTAAAATACGTGCATGTTCTTGGCCTTGATACCAATGAACCGGGAACTTGGGTCCCCGATATTAGCACAGGGAATAATCTTGATACCTCGAGAGTCGTCTAGCAACCCTTCTTCGTTGATACCCTTGATTTGTCCCTTGCCGTCGACAAGCTTCCCGGGGAACTTAACTCTCCAGAACCTTTTAATGTCCTTGAAGATACGTTGTTTTGCACCGTCGATAGTCGTGGACGTAATGAGACAAAGCGTACCCACAGGGTCAGCAAGGTAATAGAGAAGGGCCAATACGGCCATCATCATCGATTTGCCACATGAGGACCCTCCACCCATTACGCACACGTCGTTCTCGCACGCCGCCTTCAAACCCATTTCGAGCCATGGGTTCCACACGATGGGTGTGGGGGAATCCTGATAGTTCCAGAGTAGGTCAATCGCCTTCTTCGCGTGACCGTACTTCCCCAGTCCACCTTCCTCGGGTGACCTTGCGTACTTGAAGCAGTAGAGTTCAATGTCTACCGCGCTAGTACCAAGAGGCCATTCCAGTCCGTATTTTTTGAACGTTCTTGCCATGTTTAGTCGAACAGTACTTTCACACAAGCCCAATCTCGCAGGCTTGCGGACGTGTCGTTCATTTCGACGCGATAGGCGTATAGTGCGATAAGCAGGGCATCCGCTATCTTCAATGTCACCTTTGCATTGGGGAACTCTTCAATAGCAATACTCTTAAGGTTGTTCTTCCATGCGGTCTTATCAAGGTAGCTAATTCCGGCATTGTGAGCACCAATCTCGTGCATCCACTGCTGTGGAATAACGCTCTTCACGTCAAAGCCCTTGGCTCTAGCGATTCCTTCTATGTGACCGGAGTTTCTACCAAGAACGCCCATGGCCCTCGGGTTGGAGAAACGAAGTACTTCTCCATCCTTACCCCCAGCCTGTTGAGCAAAGGTAAGATATTCGTACCAGTAGACAGCACGCTTGGGCTTGTCTACAATGTTGAAGAACTTGATTACATTGTTCAAATCAGCAGGCATTGCGGAGTAGTAAACCGTATGGTTGCTAGGGGACAGGAGTACGATGCCACCGCTCTTCCCCGGGTCGCATGCCACAATTCTCTTCGTTAGTTTTTTCTTGGGAGCCATAAATAAAAAAGTACGCACGGGGTGTTAACCCGTGCGTAGTATAGCCTGTAACAGCTTAGTTAGTCAAGTAATTAGGCGAGGGCTTCGGCAAACGGAAGCTTCATCACTTCTTCCAGTTGTCCTTCACTACCTCGGGAGATGGCAGTCTTCCACTTGGCGAACTTCGTGTTGGGGGAGGACTTGCGGGAGCAGACCAGAGGGGTCCACTTTACTCGGTAGGGTCGGAAGCCGTTTTCGAACCCCTTGAGAGCAAGGAAGGAGGTGAGGGGCGTAATGGCTTCCTTGAATTGAAGACCACGTACATACAGATAACCCAGTGCCCACTTCTTGCCAGCGAGTTCAACATTGAACAGGAAATCCATGTCTTCTTCGCTCGTGTTGTCCAGAGACTTGTCAGGCTTTGCAATGAGCACCACCAGCTTGGCGGTTTCATCAATATCCTTGAAGGTCAGACCATCTTCGGCATAAGCGGCCTGAGTGGTGTAGACTCGGGGGCGTTCTTCCGTGCCGTAGGGGAGGCGTTCAACGTAGGTCTTTGTGAAGGAAAGAACAATCGTTTCAACAGGGTTGCTTTCATTTCCCACTACCATGCCCTGAAAGAGCACGTCACCCATGCGACCAATACCATCTCCTGCTTCGGAGCACTGAGGGTGGAAAAGCTTAATCTTGGGAATGGAAACGTCTCGGCTGGTTACTTCACCGCTAAAAGCAGAAAGGTGAGAATCCGTTTGGGGATTTTCTACCGCCAGTTCGTGCTTTTCTTCAGACATCAGTTCCTGCTTATCATCCATCAGTTCAACATTGGCATCATCAATTTTCGGCATTGCTTTGTTTTGTTTCGTTTTGTTTTGTCTTGTTTCTTTCTCAGGTTCCCTCTCCCGTTTTACACATAACGAAGATGGGTAATTTCTGTTAGTCGGTGTTAGGAGAGGGATAACGGGCCTGTAGGCGTACCCCATCGCGGGGTGACAGGGACGTTATAACAGAGGGTAGATTCTAAGTCAAGCTTTAATTATTCGGCTTCCTACTTTAACCTCTCTTACTACGCCGCTGTCCTCAAGCTCGGAGATAAGTTGGTCTTTAATTTCAAGGCGTTGCTCCTTATCCATGTCTCCGTCTACGCTGTCAATAATTTCATCGAGCACGCGCTTAACGGAGATACTAGACACAATTTCTAGGACCTTTTCATCTCCAAGCCTCTTCCTTGCAAAATCCTTAAATGCTTCTTTGTCAACATTTACCGTAGTCGTGCCTTTCCCCTTCTTCCATCCGGGAATTTCAACACCCATGTTTAGCATGTTCTTAGCCGTAGCTTTTACTGCGTCCTCCGCTTTGGAAGCTAGTTTGTAGAAGGAGAGCAATCTACCTACGTTCTCAGGTTTGTCGATAGCCTCCTCCAAATCCACAAGGAGCTTGTCGTCTTCCTCCACACCAAGAATCTTCTTCCCGAACTTGTATGTGAGTTCCGCTATCCTTGGGCAGGTGGAAAGCTTGGAGCAGTGGGGGCACACCTCATGGCTGGTTCTGAAATACTTTGGATTATTGTTATGGTCAATAACTCTCGCGATTGTGCCCTGATAGGTACAATATACTTCACCTGAGGAATGGAAGAAGCTCATATCAAACCCCATGTTCATGAACAATTCAATATCTTCTTCGTAACGGGGAAGAACTGCAATTCTCGTAACCTGTTCGGCTTCCGGCTGAATAATAGCCATAATTACTGCCATGCAGTCCTTATTCTCTTCCATTTCCATCAGGGCATAGGTGTTGAGCTGGAAGTTCTCAGCAGGTGAATCTACCTCGACATTCCCTTGCTTGTAGTCCACAATAAAGGATAACTCTCCGCACCGTCCAAGAACGTCCGCACTACCCGTCTGAATTCCAACTTTAGTTTCAATACCTTTGAAGGTATGCTCCGGGAATATCTGGAAATCCTTCCCGCCAGTGGCTTCCTTCATCTTTGCATAGAAGCTCTCGAATTCGCTCTTGCAAACTTCGTACTTCCAATGCTCGGACTTAGTGAGTAGATTGCTGGGGTCCATTTTTTCGAGAGCCTCGTGAATACGGGTCCCAATAGCAGAGGGGGAGAAAGCATCTTCCTCTTCTTCCATTTCTTCACCTTCTCCCTTCTCTACCTCTTCACGTTCATACCCGGGGCAGGTTGAGAACAGGGCTATAGATGACGGAGAAAAGAAGGAGTGGCCGTCTTTGTTTTTGTACTTTGTTAGGTCTTTTTTCATAAAATAGCTTTCTGCATTGCGTAGTGTTTTTCCTTTACGGCTTTGAATACTTCCTCCTCATACGTGCCAGCGGCAACAAGGATAAACTGTTCCGTGTCGCTCTTGGCCCCAGCTCGGTCAATCCGGCCTAGAGCTTGAAGGGTATCTGTAACGGAGAAGGTCGTGTTTAGGATTGAAGCACGTGGGCGGGAACCCCTTACGTCGTGAAGGGAGATGCCCGCTCCTCCGGCTTGAAATTGAACAATGGCGAGATAGGCTTCGTCTCTTTGGAACTTGTCAATCTCCTCTTGCCTCTTATGTCCTGTTTTTGTTCCGTCGATTACTACGGAGGGAACATCGGGGAACTGAGCAAGAAGAGCATCAGTGGTTTCTCGGAAGTTTACAAAAACCACAACGCTCTTCTTTTCACCGAGAAGCTCCTCAATCTTTTCAGCGAGGATGGGAGTTTTGAGAACTTCGATTTCCTGTCTCGCCCGAAGTATCTCCCGGAGGTGAGTGGAAAGAACTGGCTCTTGCCCCTTCTCCATCGCTTCATTGAACTTCTGAATATCCCGTTCCAAATCTTCCTCTCTCTGTTTATCCATTCGAAGAACGTACTTCTCAAGCTTCTTCATTTCCTTTAAAGTTTTGGAATCGAAGTCGACTAGTATTTCATGGAGCGTAGAGGTGGTAAAGAACTCAGCTAAGTCCTTTCTAGTAATTTGGACAGCGCATCCCTTCTCCCCATACAGTAGGTTCCTCAGGTACGCTAGCCCTGCTTCCCCTGCTGGCTTAAATGGATTGAATTCCCAGCCATTGAAATAGTTCTGGTAACATCCACGTTTGCGGCACCAAGATTTGAATGAGTAGCTATCTTGGATTTCCTTAGTGGCAATAGCTAGATATTCACAGTGAAGAGGGTTTTCGAACGGCGTACCGGAGAGAGCAATAGTTGGAACTCCTTGCGAAGCCGCATCAACTGCCATGCGGCCCTGCAAAGTTTTACTTCCAGCTTTCGCCTTATGAACTTCATCGAAAATCAAAATGCCGTTGCGAGGGATTCTCCACCTCCCATACCTTGCTCTCTTATTCCGAGTATACCATTTCGTTTTTCCAGTACGGGCCTTGTCCCACGATAATACTTCGTAATAGTCTACCTCTTGTTCATCTAAAGCTCTCTCCCAAGAAGTAAGTGTAGAGGCTGGAGCAACTACGACAGGAGCCTTACCTAGGGCCTTACAGGTTTCTATTGCCTGTAGCGTTTTCCCGGAACCGAGACCGGAGGTGTTGAGAGCGAAGGAATTCTTCTTTACCAGCTCGACCATCTTATCAATGGCTTCCTGCTGTTTGGGAAAAGGCTTTAACATTCTTCCCCTCCTTCGTCGTAAAGCCAGAGGTAGCCACCAGCTGTTTTCTTCTTCCCCCGGCAAACTCTAGAAATATTAGCTTGGGATATTCCTGTTACTCGTTCGGCTTCGTGAGTACTAGGATATAGTGCCATAAATACTCCATCCGAAGTATATTGGACAACAGGTTTGCTAAGGTCTCTCCTGTTTAGTAGAGCTTCTGCCATTCTCTTATTGCGAGTTCCATGGTTACAGTTTTCCCTGCGCGTTACCCATTCGAGATTTTCTGCCACATTGTTCAACTTATTTTCGTCTATGTGGTTCACTTGTGGTTTATTTTCAGGGTTTGGTACGAAAGCCTTCGCGACAAGTCTATGAATTGTCTTCCCTACCTTCTTCCTACCAATATGTAATATAACATAGAGATAACCACATTGGTGCTTCTTTGGCTTCAAAATCCTTGGGTATCTTCCTTTAAAGCTACAAACCCTGCCAAGGTTGGAGACTTCGTAGTCAGGAAAGCCGTCTATCTCTCTAAAAATTTCTTTTTCTTCTTTGTTCATAATAGTATGGCGCGTAGGTAACGTAATGTACCTACGCGCGAATGTCAAGGTTAATTTAGTCCTTCCTGTAGTTATAAAGGATGTCAGCAGGTGCTGAGAGGGGAATGTTCTTTCCCCATTCCGGCACATCAATCATGAGATTTTCCAGAGCTTTAGCTACCTCTTCTGCTTTCTCCTTACGGCAACGTAGCACAGCTTCGTCGTGTACCAGAAGAACCAGTTCGCAGTCCTTCATCAGTCCTGCCTTGACCATGGAACTTACCATCAAATCTCGAGCAGTGCCCTGAACTAGATTGTTGATAAGCGTTGGAACTGAGAGAATTGTATCACCAGGCTTACCATCTTCATCAGGGAAATCAGCCACCCAAGCCATGAAAGGTTTCCGTTCCTTGTCCTTAGGCACAATAAGTTTGCGATGAATACCTCTGTACCATATCTTGCGACCGGAAGGAAGAGTAATCCCGAACTGCTTACTGGGGGAAGCACAGCCGTTACGAAGAACGGTTTCCAGTTTCTTCCATAACGAAATCACCTTCGGGCACTTTTCCCGGTATTCAGCCACTAGCTCTTCACAACGCTCAAGAGGGATTGAGGGATTCTGCTTGTGAAGTCCCTTAGCCGAAAGGCCAAATCCACAACCAAGCAACTGACACTTCAAGTGGTGGCGAAGAGGGGAATCCTTCTCCTTACAGTACTGCTTCAAGCTCCATCCCTTCTCAATAGCTTCCTTTGGCATCTGTCCGAGGAACTTAGCGAAAGCTTCGTAAAGGTCAGGGCTAGTTTTCAGGAACTCGAAAATCTCCGTTTGTCCTGCGAGAGACATAAGCACGCGAACCTCAATGGCCGCATAGTCAGCAACAACAAGTCTATACCCCTTTCCGGCTTGAAGAATATGACGTGTATTGATTCTTTCCACAGGTTCCCGGTTGAACTGCTGGGCGTTAAGGCTACCCTTACCACCGGAGGTCCACCTACCCGTACCCGCTCCACAGTATTTAAACGTAAATGGAATACGGTCAACTCCCTCTTCGTCAGTGTACATGCAGTTCAGTGCGGTCGTGTAGATTGAGAGGAGACGGTTGGCAGAGCGTTGCTTAGCGAGGCAGGAAATCCACGGCACCTCCTTGCCCCAAGTGTCTAGCCATTCAAGCCAGAGGGGGCTGGTCTTCGCCGTTGTAACGGGAGGCTCAATATTGTGCTCCTTACAGTAGTCCATTAGCTCTTTCCGGCTCTGCTTCTTACTGAGCGGAATCTGGCTTTCGTAGTAGTCTACCCTTTCCTTCAAACGCTTAAGCGCGAATTCAAGCCACTTGCGGTTGGAAGGGATGCCACGAAGGGCCATGTCCGTTGTAAAGCTCCAACAAGCTCTCTCCCGGTTAGGCCAAAGATGCTTGACCTCATGCCAAATAGCCAGAGCGTAAACGGAGTCGAGCAATACATACTGCTTCATATCCTCTGGCAGTTCATCCAGCTTGCTAAAGTCAACACCCTCAGCTTTGGCTCGGACCTCCTTACTTACGGAAATCCCGAACATTCTCTCCATAACTTGAGCAAGGTTGCCACGGATGTTTAGAAAGTGGCAGGCGGCCATACAGCAAATCCAGCTAGCCATAGGCCAATCCCCCGGGGCACCCAACCCAAACTCGTATACGCTTCGGTCAAAGGTGGCGTTGAAAGAAACTAGTTCCTTGCCACGGGTTACGTTCCAATCGAAATCTTTCGGATGTCCCACCCATGCAGTGGTGTCGGACACTACGGACATTACGTACGCATCAAACTGGGGATGACAGATATAGTTCCTATAGGTCATCTTCCTCAAACTATAGTCTCCTTCATAAAAGGTTTCAAAGTCTATAGCGAGTACATCTCCTACTAAATCGTGACAATCGTTTACAAGCGTTGGTTTCAGTTCGTTCTTTGGCTTAAGCATTTTTATCTGGCGGGGTTGTATAAAAAGCAATCACTGCTACTATGAGCAGGAGAATTACAAACAGGAGAGTCATTACTCTTCCTCCTTGTCTAGATGCGCGGTACAGAGAAGGTAAGCATCAACAATCTTTGCGACATCTTTGCTCGCTGTAGGAATTTCCTTCATGGTAAAAATCCTACTTGCGCTGATGTATTTATCATCAGTTACTTTCAGTTTCAGGTCAAGAGCGAGGTTTCCTTCGCCAGTAGGGAGCAGGGACCAAACGGCCTTGTCTTCCGGGAGGCGATTGAGTTCTTCTGTCATCGTCTGAATCTGTAACTCCATTGGGCTAATCTCAGGTAATGCCATGGGGAAAGGTTAGATTGGTTTAGGGTTTTTGTCAAGAAAGAACTTGTACAGTAGGGGAAGAGCACTTAGGGCAAGAGTATGTCGCTACGGTTTCCAAGTAGTCAAACTCTGGACAATATAGCTTACTTCCCACACGTGGTTTTGGAACTAGTGCCCCATCAAAAACGTTTCCACACTCTTCACAGCAGATGTCTACTTTTCCCTCTAAATCCTTCTCCTCAAACTTCTCCCCACAATTTCGGCACTTGTAAATTTTACTTGACTTTTTCACTGGTTTCTTCTATAAAGGTTTCACCGTTTGGAACGTGTTGTGTTCAGTTCGGTTATTTCTGATTCGTTCATTATTTGGCTAGTTCTCACCCCCGTAGAGCTGATTGCAAAACTCTACGGGGGGGTGAAAATTTTTAATTGGAGCTATCTGGTTTCCATTCGTTGTAGTTAGAGCAACGTTGGCATTCCTTACTTCTCTCCTTTACCATGTGAGCGCAGGAGGAACATCCGACCATAACCCTCTTCCCATCCTTCATGTAGGCCCCACAGGCAGGGCAAAACCCCGAGGCCAGTTTCCGGTTTAGGTTATTTCGGTCCTGCTCATACACCCGGAAACAGTCCGGGCAAACTTTGAGTTTATTACGCATCAATATCTTCCCACTGTAGTTCTTCTTCTCCACGGTGCTCCCAGTTAGTGTAACTGTCACCGCAATGCCTGCATGGATTAAAGTAGAACGGTATCTCCCTATATTTGCAGGTGTCGCATTTCTTTACAACCCACTCATACTCGAGCAGGGTACTCTTGCAAGTAGGGCAAACAGTCATATTATCTTTCGGGTATACAACCCCGCAGGTGGAACAAACTAGAGCTTTCATACTTGGGGAGAATATTGGCTAGAGTTTTCACAACGATGACAGTAGTACTCCCCACCGTCAACACTACGGTTTTTGCAGGTCTGGCACCTATTCCCTGAATCACATGGGGTCCAATGACTTCCATTCTCGCAATTCTTACAGGGGTAAGAGGAACTATCTGATTCAAACTCCTTACAGTTAGAGCATTGGGGAGTAATTAAATTCACAATAACTAGGTCGTCTCCGCATACGGGGCAGACCTTGTTCGTTATATGGGGGTTGGTTGAATTCATCCAATACAGATGGCGGCACCTTGTACAACAATAGTAATGATTAGGGTTTGACATGGCTAGTTTTTTATTGTATAATGAAAGGTTATTTATTTGCTTTGATGATAAATAACACGAAAGCAAGGCATGCAAAGTACATTATGATTAGGCTCCACCAAGGGTAAAGTAGGAAACCCCGGGTGATGCCAAGGATAACATACAAGGCAACAGTGAGCACGGGAGGAAGAAGTACTGCATCCTTCCAATTCCATTCGTTTCTCTTATCGTTCATGGCTGGAACTCACAGTAACATGCTCTCCATTTTTGTCAAGCAATTCTTTCATCTTTTTCTTTGCACTACCTTCATCGGCATAGGTGAAACCGAAAGTTCCCCAGTCATTCGTACACGGGAGATATTCATCTCCAGCCTTGATACCGAACGGCTCATAGTCCTTGTTATGAGTCCGAACTATCATAACTTCATAGCCCTTGTACAGGCCCCGGGTTTTTACGTAGAGGGCGACAACCCCCTGCCTTTCGAGCAGGGAGATGTCAAAGCCGTCTTTCCTAAAGTTGGTAGGGATTTCTTTCTTCATCGTGGTGATAAGCAATCATAATCGCCATCCTTGATGGCGTGATAAGTGGAGCGGGGAACAACTGTAGTTACTTCCCGCATGCTGATATATTGTTCGCCAGTCTTGGCGTTCTCACGCTTAAACCGTACTTTACGCATGAGGTCCTTCGTACTACCTAATTTGAACTTTCTTACAAGGTCATTCTTAAACTTCGCAAGGTCCGAGTTGGTAATGCGGGGAGCATTGGTAATAGCGGCATCCTCTCTAAGCTGTTCCATTAACCTCCTAAGTGTGGTAATAGGATTGAGAGAGTAGAACTTGGTTCCATCCGGCCTCTTGTCCATATCATCCAATAAGACGGCGTGGTCCAATAAGTCCGTATCGTTCCCTTCGACCATGGCGTATTCCCGGTTGTTGTAGTCGATAATCTTGTTCAGCCTTTCCCAAGTGTACCGTCCAACACCAATGTCCTCTTCGGCCATCTTCTTCACTTGGGGCCAAATGTTCGTGTACTGGAGCCAGTCCCTAATCTTCTCGTAGTTGAACTTCCCTACTGTGAAGAGGGGGATGAAACGCCTGTTGCCAGAGCTGTCAATCAGGAAGGCATCGTGGTTTGTACTGCCAATGTAGGAAACCTTCGTATAGAGGTCCACCATGCGCTTGTCATAAGGCAAGCGAACCTTGCTCTGAGTCTTGGTGATAATCTGCTTCAACGCCCCAGTGTCATCCTTTCGCAGGGTGTAGTTGTCAATCTCGTCCAAGTGGGCGATAAGAGACTCTGCGGCCTTCATGCTATTGTCCTTGTTGGTTCCGTCAATGTCCCTAAAGCCACTGGGGTTCCACAGGTACTTCATGCCAAGCGGCTTTACCAGAGCAGAGATAAAGCTGTTCTTACCGCAACCCTGCGTACCGAAAATAACAGGGCACATGTTGTCTATCTCTTCTTGGTTCGTAAACCGGGAGAGGTCCCCGGCATGGATGAACTTCCGGTAAGCGCAGACAAGCCACGTTTTCAGAACCTCCCTAACGAAGTTCTTCGTGTCCAGCAAGTCATAGCTTAGCCCAATCTTCTTAGCAGTTGCAGGGTCGTGCGCTATGAGCGATGCGATATACTCGCGCGTTTCGTCCGTGTCGATGCTCCAACTGGGGTCCACGTTGTCGGCAATAATGTCTACTGCCTTCCCTACACGGTCCTCCACACCATCCCAGTCATCCTGCTCTAGGATGCGGTCAAATACGTTCACTAGGCGATAGTTGCTGAGGTCAATCAGCTTCTTGCGTAAAGCGGTTTCAACCCGGGAATCCGGCACCCCGTACCTGCGATATACGTGCTCATGTAGGGCTTGGGAGACCGGAGTGATGAAGTTGTTCTCGTCCATGACTGCGGAGATGTTCATCCGGTCCATGTCTACCACAATCCTGTCCCCAGCAGTGCTGTCGTAAAACGGGTACAGTTGGAAGCAGGTAGTAAGGAGGTACTCGATGTTATCCATGCTCAGGCAAGGTACAGGGTTCCCTTTAACCTCCTCCATCTCCAGCTTGCTTTCGTCATAGTCCTTCGCTGTAGCCAGAATCTCCCGGCTGGACAAGGGCTTGTACATGCTGAAATAGGTAGTACCCCTGCTGGTATGGCTATTCACGTAGCTGGAAATAATCGGCTCGAAATAGTCGCTGTTCGCTCCTATAAGGTAGTCTTCTCCTATAGGGTTGTCGGCTTCTCCTTCTTTGTCCGTATCGTTCGTTACGGGCGTAGTGCTAGTACTGCCTTCTTTGGGCGTTGAGTACGCTACGGTTTTTCTGCTCCCGGTACTCATGGCTTCGCTGGTCTCGGCTTCATACTCCCTCAACCAATCCTGCATGGATTTAACGGGTTTTCCGTCAATACTGCTAACACCGTTGGTGCAGGAACTATGAAGGCATGTAGCCCGGATGGTTCCGTACTCTTCGTCCCCCGGGATAAGCCAGAGGTCCTTATTTCCGCTGACCCCGGTAGTCCGGCCCATGCAACAGGGGCAAGCGCACTTGTACCCGTCAGGGTAGTAGGTGAGGTGGGAGGAGAGGAAGCTAGCGATAGCTGGTTCCTTCTTTTCCATCCAGCCTAAAAAACGGGCAAGGCCGGAGGGGAATCCTTCGCCTTCCGCAATGGTAAGCGTTTCGGGGGCGGGTACAAATCCTTCCCTTTCCGGCGTAAAGAAGGAAGGGTTCAACTCCTCGGTAAAGTAGCTCCGCTCATTGTACAGGTAGGTAAGCCTTCCAACATCACAGCACTTGGGGTCCCCGAAGATGCCGTGAGCCGCTACAGCTTCCAACAACTGCGCGTATACGTGCTTGTGCTTGCCCAAGCGGGTAGGAATATCTCCTTCCTCAAGCCAATACCGGGTTTCCCCGTCTACACAGAAAAGGGCCTTTACCCCACCATTGGGGCTGGCGAACATGAGACGGAAACCAGCTACCTTCGGTAGCGTAATGGTACACTTTTCCCAAAGTCCCCTTTCGTCTTCTTCGTTCCCTTGTTTGCCACGGTCAATGTCGATGCAGAAATACCCTGTGTGTTCCCAAGAAAAGCCGTTAATATTGATTAGCTTCTTCCGGCTATAGAAGAGGAGGGGGCTATCTTCTATAGGCAGGAATCTTACGCTGGCCGTTATTGCAGGGAGCTTCGATTTGAGCAAGGGGAGAAGGGCCGTTTCCGGTTCCGTTCCTTCCTCCACATCTATAACCTCCATAGCTTCAATAGCAACAGGAGAGAGCCTATTATATTCTCCATTCTTCACGTACCTATACGTATTCATGGCGAGCAGGATAGCCTCTACGTCCACGTTTTCGTTGAGGTTCGTAACGCACGTAGCGGGCGAGACCAGCCTAAACAGTTCGTCAATTCCTACATCGTGCGGGTCGTTGCAACCCCCTACATGTACGCGAGGCGACCCAAGCTGTACCCAGAAATTCGTTTCTAGGTAGTGCAAGGACATCACATTCGGTGCATTTTCTTCGTTGTCCATTTTGGTTTTTTCTTTGTTTGGGTAGGAGCGAAATTGCTCCTACCGAGCAGGGGGACCATAGCGCAAGCTGAGACCAAAGTCAACACAAAAATGTGGCTTGAGGTGCGCAACGGGACGTTTCGGTCGTTGCGGACGCTTCGCCCATTTCCAGAAAATACCAAAATCAGGGGGTGGTTCAAAGCCTATTTTTGGGGTCCGACCCGGAGGGGTCCGAGCAGGTGAGATGGAGAAAAATGACCTCAAAAGGGTCGATTTGTGGAAAAGTGTGGAAGAAAAATACCCTCGTGTGGAAATGTAACTCGTTGATATTTAGATGTGTGGAAATGAGAAAAATTTTTCCCCACAGTTGTAACTCATTGATAAATATATACCTTATCCCACTAACTACCGATTCTTATAGAAAAGTGTGGAAAAATTTCTTACTCCTTTATTATTTTATTTTACCCCTCCATCATACCCTCTTTTTATTTCCCAAATATATCCAATTCTATATATTTTATTATTTTAAAAACTTTTATATAGTAATATTTTTCCACAAATGGTATTATAGATATAAAGAAGAATTGAAAATGAAGGAGTTAGCGCGTGGAGAAAAATTCTGATTTGTGGAAAAAAAAATTTCCACAAAAAATGGAAAAGTCCTATATCAATGAGTTACGAAGATTTTTGTGGAAAAAAATTTCTTCCACAGATTTTTGAAATTCCCACATATCAATTAAGGATGAATAAGTTGCGTTGTGGAAATCGACTAAGCGTAGGGAAAGCCCCCTCTGCTCAGGGGTCCTCCCATGCGACCAATATACGCGCACATACGCGCGTGAGGCCAAAATCCGGTATAGAGCGTTTTTAGGGCCGTTTGTACCCAGGGTGGTAGGGTGATACCTGAAAGGGATAAAACGCGCTTCTAGGGCCGTACCGAGGGGCAAAAAATGGGTGTTTCAGATTGTGGTCTGGTTCGAGCAAGGGGCCAAAACTAAAAATCTGAAAATCCAGTTTCCGGAAAAATTTGACTAAATGATTTATATACAGCCGCTTACGGTCGGAAGGGGGTGAGACCGTGGTGGTGTCTCCTTCGCTATGTGGATTTTTCAGTACCCATTTTTGGGAATTTTTGGATTCGAAGCGTACTTAACGTACCATTTCCGTTATACCGTGCCATTTCGGCTCAATCTTCTGATAGCCTAAATGTGCTTACGTATCGCTATGACTAGGAGTGACTTAGCATACGAAAGGAATTGCACAATTAGCGTATTACTTCGTATAATCACCGTAATGCAAAGTATACTTGTAGTACGATTCGTGCGTTAAGTATCAATGACTTACGTTATGTTTTACAAAATTGTAAAATGCAAATGGCACTTTTCTAGAAACATAAGTCGTTGAGGCTTAGGAGGTTATAAAAAGGGTATATTTCTAAATTATTTATTATCAGTAACTTATGAATATTTAGACGTAATACGCATAACCATTTCATTCTCATACACTTAGCCTATTTCCTACTAGTAATATAGGGATAAATCCGTAACCAGTTACGCAATTCCCGTCTTTTTGCCCGCTCATACCCTCCATAGCGCACTCTTCTAACTATATCCCTACTACAACGGTAGGAATTAGAATAGGCCCTTTTGAAGAACTCTATTTATACACTATGGCCTATTTGTATAAAAAAGTTTAGGTAGAGCGTTTTTAGGGCCGTTTAGGTAGCGTCCGCTATAACTACCCTACCAAAGGCTAAAACGCGCTAAAAACGCTCTACACCGGAACAAGAATGAGCAGAGAAGGAGTATCAAAACGTACTTAACGGACGAAATGGACTGATACGCTCCATTATGCACGAAACGTACTTAACGGACGAAGTGAGTATTATGAACTAAACGGGCAGAATGGCCCCAGAATACCCGCTACGGGCAGAACAGAACGCTATGTACGTTACGGACGCTACGGGCAGGGGGAAGCCGGAAGGCCCTGAACAACGCCGCAACGCTTGCCTATATCCAAAAGCCACAAAATGCCAAGAGAAGGCCATAAATGGCGAATGGGGAGAAGTGTGGAAAAGTGTGGAGAAAACGCCCATTTTGCAATCTATTAACTACCAAGTGATTACAAAAATTGTGGAAATGGTGGAAGAGTGAATCTCCACAACGTAAGGGAATGATAGTAAAAGGGTTACAGCTACGAAAACCCTGTTTGTGGACTGTGGAGAAAAATTTTGCATATTATACCCCCTTTATTATTCCCCCATTCTACCCTATAAATACCCCTATATATTACTATTTTAATATATTATTTTATATAATAGAATTCTTCCACAAAGTGGTTAATAGAGATATAAAAAGATTAGAAATGAATGAGTTATGGCGTGGACAAAAATCTAAAAATGTGGAAATTTATTTCTCCACAAAAATTGAAAAAGTCTTATATCAATGAGTTATGAAGATTTTTGTGGAGCGATTTGGAAATGGCTAAACGGAGTAAGTAGCTGATAATAAGGCATGTAGCTTGTGGAAATGGGGTAGGTGAGTGGAGGATATATTTGGTATTATATGGATATAGTGAAAAGAAACGCCAGAACTCCAGTGCTTTTAAAGATTGGAATACGAAAGCATATATTTGGAATTATATGGGAATAGGGAGCCTATCGGCGAATGACAATGAGCCTCCGGCTTACCTGCTCTATACGTCCGAAACGTACTAAATGGACTAAATGGACGTATCGGGCATAATGCCCTGTTACATCCATTGCGCACGATACGGACGCTACGGGGGACGGAACCCGGGGAGAGCTTGAAAGAGGCCGAAAATAGCCGAAATGGTAGAATCTGCACAATTTGGTTATTCTTGGCACGCTAGAAGGTGCCTAGAAGCGCGTTTTGAAGGGTAGGCAGGGTGATTATACCCGGGAAACGGTCAACGCCGCGCTAGGGGCCATAGGATGCCAAATCGCTATTAACTGCTATTACTTGGAAAGATATTGGCAGTATAGCGCACAAAAAGCTTGAATTGCCCTGCTCATGTGGTAGGGTATCGACATGCAAAATAATGGACAGAAGAGATTTACCCGGTCTTTTTACCGTCCCGTTGCGCAGTACAGTTTAGAGGGAGACTATATAGCCTCTTACCGTAGCGCGGCTTTTGCCGGACGGGAAGTGACAAAGGGAAAGAAAGGGAGCACCGTTTATGCCTGTGCTAGCGGAAAAGTCCCTACCGCTTACGGGTACAGGTGGACCTTTATCACCCCTGTACAATACCGCGAGGGAGTTACGCCGGAGAACTTGGAACCCTTGCCAGAGAAGAAAAAGAATCGGAAGAGTAAGAAGGAAAAGGAGAAGTTGCGCATGCGGAGAATACCTACTAAGATAGAGGAAACGTTCGTGCCATTCCCGGTTAAAATCTTGCGTGATTTTTTGGCTATCAGCAACTTAGGCAGTATTTACAACACAAGATATGGAAAGTTTATGCCTGTGCAGGACAACGGCCATGTCTGGCTCTATGGCACCTGCTACAATGTATCAAAATTAGTAGAGCAAGCCTATAATGAGCAACAAAGTTAGACCAGTAGCGCAGTACAGTCTGGACGGGGACTATATAGCATCTTACCCCAGTGCAAACAGTGCCAATATAGCCATGTCCGGCAAAAAGGGTGCCAATGTATACATGTGTGCACGTGGGTACAATCCTACTGCATACGGGTACAGGTGGATTTTTGTTGAGCAAGGGGAACTCCCTGTAAAGCTAGGGCCTGTAGTGCCTTATAGTAAGCAAGCGGAGTTTGAAAAGTACAATGGCAAGGTAATGCAGGGGCCTATGATTAACCCTAAGGGGACGGCTGGAACGGACAAAAAGAAAAAAGCAAGGAAAAAGATTAAAAATTTTCACGGGAAGAAGTGGAAGAGGAAGAGGAAAACGGAAGAGGAACTCGCCTTAGAAGGGGAAACGTTCGCCCCCGTACCTGTTAGAGGCCTGCGAAAGCTCTACACCGTCAGCAACTTAGGCAGGATATATGACGTAAGATATGGGAAAATAGTACCTGTACATGATAATGCAGTGTACCTGTGCGGCGGGTTTTACCGTCTCCCCTTGCTTGTCTATGTGGCGTTTAGGAGCCGTATACCCCGTAACGGAGTTAGCCACAAAAATGGCGATAAGACAGATAACAGGCTTGAAAACTTGAAAAGGCATGTTCCCGCCTTCCCGCCTTATAGCGGGCCTTATGAGGAGTACTACGGTGAGACAAGCAAGAAAGGCATCAATATCAATGACTTACTGCAATGCAAAGGGAAAAGAAGAAGGAAGAAGTAATAGGCAAGGGTTAACTGATTTTTAAGAACGGAACCCCCGCTAAATTTGCGGTTATTGAGCTTAACCCTAGGGCAACCCTAAGACTGGTTACATGGGAGTTTGACCAATTTGTGAGAGATAGTAATACATACTCCGGCTACATCATCTACAGGGGAGAAATGGAGATTATTCTTCATAACTCGCTTAATAGCAAGTATGACACAAGCGATTAAGTTTTTGCTTGCGTAAATCCCTGCGCATGCTAAATTGGCCTTGTTCCCGGAAGGAAAGGGACACAACAAATAAAAAACCTAACCACATAAATACAATGAACGAAGAACTGAAAAATGATGAAGTGATTATCCTTGACGAACTGGCTAAAGAAGCTCTGACCTACAGGGTTTATGAAGATAACGCCGGGGGACTCCATTTTACCGTGTACCAAGAGGATGAAGAGTTTGCACGCCTGCTCGGAATCTGCTTTAACGTGCGGCCCGAAGAGATAAAGACTTGCATCGAAGATTTGACGGACTTTACGGACTGGGAAGGCATGGTATTGAGGAACAACGAAGAAGGGATGGACATTGACACTGAAAATAGCGCGCTCTATACTACCTGCAATATCATCGACGAAACATACATCCAAAAGAATCTGGGACTTAGAAGGGATATTAATTACTCCGTCATGGGTGCCGCTGGACAAGAGGCATATCTTGGCTAATACTTATCAGGGCGGGGGTTATTCCCCTGCCCGCAACCTGAAAAAGGCATGGAAGAAAATTATAACACCTCACAAAGGTTAGGAAAAGGCTTTGTGGTTGAATTTATACAAAGGGGAGAAGACGGAAAACTAATTTATGACAAGAGTTTTGCCCACGACCTTAATACAAGGTCCACCATGCGGAGTGTTATAGCTCGATACAAGCATGCAATATCGACATGTAAAGGTATCGCAGGCTTTATGATAAAGCGGAACGGGGAATCCCATTATACTTTTTTGAAAGAAAACCAATAAGTTATGAACGAAGAAGAACGAATCATTATCAGCAGGCGCACAAGGAGTGCCATGACCTACCGGGTATATGAGGACCGTGAAGGAAAACTACACATGACAATATATGACGAAGATACTATTGGTACTTGCATCCTCGCAGTATACTATGACATTAAGCCTGAAAAACTTAGGAAACACATTAACAAGCTGGAAGAGTACGAAGTCTGGGATGAAGTCCATCTTAGGGACGAACCTTTGTACGTACTTGACGTAGATTTAAATTTGAAATGCAGAGTAATTGATGAAATGTCTGTCATCTCCGGTCAGGGATTGGTGAGGGACATACTTTACGATTGCATGTCTCCATCCACCAAGCAACTTTACCATAATATGCCTATGCGCAATATCCAAAGAGTGATTGATAGTAAGGCAACTAACGAAACAACATACCAAGTCTTTGAAGACCACATTGGAAACTTGCATCTTGCTATCTACCGGGAAAATCTTGATAAAGTAACTCTTGTGGCTATTTGTTCAGGATTTAAGCCTAACACATTGCAGGGCAAGCTGGAAGACCTTGAAAACTGGCAGAAGTGGGACGGCGTAGTATTCGCAGATACGAAAAACGAATATGTCGTGCGCTTGAGGAATGACTTACACAGATGTTGTAATGTTATTGATTATACGGAACTTATTACAGGCGTAGGACTTATCAGGACCATTAATTTTGACTCAATGGGAGCTAGTGGAAAGGAAGCATACAATGGATAATAAAGATTACAGATTGGCAGTGCTTGGAAAGATGCTGGAAATGGCGGAAAACACTGCTTTTGAAGATGAAATAGAATTCCTATACGACCATTTTATTCCGCTTGCAAAGGGAATAGCAGGCACAAAGCTAACCCCCATTGCTTGCGCTAGTAGGCTGATAGAGTTGAGGTTATGGATTTTTCGTGAAGAGAAGTTCCCGGAAATGATTTTTAGCAAAAGGAACTTGACAATGAACGGAAACAAGTTGCGTATACCTTTCAAGGTCTTCTCTCCCGGGTTGGAAAAGGTTGACTTTGAAGAACTTACGAAGGAGTTCCGAAACGACCTAAACGACCTAAGCGAACCCATGTTTGAATTGAGCATGACGTATGACGCAAAAGAATGGGAACTAACCATAGAAATTACTAAAAATGATGACGATTTTAGAACCGAATAAGACGGAAGCACTTACATACACTATTTTCCGAGATAGCGAAAAGAATCTCTATCTCGCCGTGTACCGGGAAGATTTAGTTCAAAAAGACTTGAAAGGGGTTGTGTGCTTCGTAAAGCCAGAAGAAGTGCGTGAAAGAATAAAAAACCTTGACAAGTGGGAAACGTGGGAAGACCTAATCCCTTGCCCTTATAATCTGCATAACTTCCTCATGCTAGGTACTATACCGCTATTATTTACAATGATAGATGAAGAAGGGCATATAGAAATTCTTTTAAAAGAATTTATCCATGGAATACACTGAAATTATTGGCCCTCACCTGCACGGCCCCTGTATAACCTACTCCGTTTATGAGGGGATAGGGAGACTACATATCGCAATCTACCGGGAGACAGAATTTAGCAAGATTTTACAAGGGGTTGTTACGGACGTTAAGCCGGAAGACCTTGAAAGTAAGCTAAAAAGAATCAAAAGGTGGAAAGAATTTGAAGGAGCTATGGAGTTTATCAAGGGCGGTGAAGTCCCTGATTACATGAACGAAATACTTGACAAGGGGGAACTGATTGATTTTACCATGGTTAGCATGTGCGGAAGGCTCTACCGCTACGTGTATTTTTCCGACATGGGCGAAACGGGTGAAAAGGCCTATAAATACTTGACGAACAATGAATAACGTAAAAGAAACAATAATCGAAGGGGTAAACCATGCCATGGTGTACAGGGTTTATGCCGGGGTAGATGAACACTTGCACCTTGCCCTGTTCGACGAAAGTATCAACTCTTCCCGCCTGCTTAACGTGTGCGTGAACGTAACCCCCGAAGACTTAAAGGGTAAGCTAGAAAATCTATCCGAGTATTGGAGCTGGAACGACCTTGAAAATAGTAATCTTAGCCAATTTTTTTATATTGGACTGCATAAAGCCTGTAAGATTGTAGAAGAGACTGCGATTGAAGATAAGAAGCTGATACGTAGTACCTTGTACGAAAACATGACGGAGAACATTACTAGGGCCTTTGCTGATATAATACACCCGGAACATGCTAGCGTTAAGTACGCAACGCTCGAAGCGGACGTGACGGACGCTATCACCTACTCTGTTTATGAGGATGAACCGGGAAGGTTTCACCTACTCTTTATCCGTGAACGTGTTATAAGCGAAACGGAAACGGAGTACACAAAGGTTGGAATGGTCCTAGGCTTGACCTTGAAAGGGTTGCAAGTGCGCCTTGATGCAGACTGGACGGAAGTACGTAATTGGAGCGGCACAATCACTGACCCTGAAATGATTACGGATATTTCCTATATCATAACCTCTAAGTGCAAGTTGGTAGAGGAGACATTCCTACAGGGGCATGACCTTGTTAGAAAGGTTCTGTATTGCGCTATGAGTGAACAAGTTAGAGATTCTTACGAAAAAATTTAGAAAAAAGGTATTGACATTATCCGCCCCTTTGCTACTATGCCGTTGTGCCTGAAAGGTGCCACGTATAACAACAAACAAACTAAAAATATGAATACTTATATCGACCCTACCGAAAAATATGACTGCATGGAATGCGACAACCGCGCCGTAACCCCCGTAAATGGGCGTTGCCCGCACTGCGGAAGTACCGTCTTGGTACTCGCCGAAGAACCGGAAAACCGTGTAGATGAAAACCTTACGATTGTTGAAGGGGTGCCGGAATGGGCAATCTGGTATCTCGAAAATCCGAATGAAAGCCGGGAAGAGTTGGAACCGGAAGAACAGGAAGCTTTGAAGGAATTTGAAGAAGACTATAGCTTTGAGTGCATTGTTGAGGGTAGCGAGGATTCCTTCAACCGCTTTCCCGCCTTTGGTCTTGCTTGCTCCACGGTAGACGTTTACGCCCATGAAAGGGGCAAGGAAAGTTGGACGGAAGAAGACGAAGAAGCCGCTAACTCTGAACTGATTGATGAAGTAATGGCGAAGGTGGAAGAAGCAAGCTTGGAAGAAGAAGCAGGCTTGGAAGAACTTACTTGCGTGCCGGATATGGAGGATTACCACATAGCGCGGGAAGTTGAGGAAGATGGATGTACTCAAACACGCGCAATCTATTATGTTCCAAGACTTAAAAAGATTCTGTACTCCAATTTCAGGGAGAATGTGATTAACGTGGATATTGAGGGACACTATCTTACGGATGCCTCTAATCTCAAAAAACTTATGCTGGACATTAGCTTCAACCCCGGCGAAAAGGTAGGAGATGAATTTGAGCTACAGGGGTATAGTGACAGGATTCCCCTTTACACTGAAACAGTTATGGAAGAAGGAGAAGGTATCTTTGACATTATTGTAATGGATGGAACAAAGGGACTGTAAAAATATGAGAACCTACATACTGACTAAAAACAATAAAGGATATAGGATTTACCTGTTCGATGAATCTGTAACACTCTGCATTCCTATTGGTTACGTGGATTCGGAAGATGAACAATCCGCACAAGCGGCGATTAAGAACGTTGAAGTAGCTGAAACAATGCCGGGGTTTAAATCCTATATCGGTTCCTGTCGAGCCGAAAATGAAAAGGTACTTGAGCTTACCCACGTAGACGTTAACGGGAAAAAAGTAAAGAAAATAATCGCATGAACGGAAAACTTGCATTTTTTGCTAGCTTGGTTGAGGAGCGGGAGAGAAGGATTGCCGAAAAAATCCTTACCCGGTACAAGGTGCTCCACCATTACTTGGATAGTGTAAATCCGAACACGCTTTTCATCTTGGCTTTTGTAGCAACCTTTTCACTCTCTGCATTCTGGGAATTTGACAACATTTTCCTGCATGTAATTATCGCCGTGGGGGTTGCTTTCGGCATTTCATCCCTGCTGGTAATTCTTGTCTCTCTTTTATGGGACATTACCCGGAGAAAGATTGACATTTTAGAAAGGGTTATACTGGACTACAATACTCGCCACAATATCCGAGTATACAATGCGCGCAATGTTGTAGCGGTAGAAGTTAATAACGGAAAAATTACTTATGAATACTAAAAACGGTACAGATAAATTTTCGGAACTTATCTTTTCAGCCTTGTCCGGTTCCGGCATGCGGGTTTTCGACATGATGACAAAGGAAGAAAAGCAACTGGAAGAGAGTAAGCGAGTTATCGCAGTTTACCCGGACAGGAAGGATGAAGCACTATACAGGCTCCACAAGTCCGGCTATAGGGTAAACGCTAAGCATCAAAAGGTTGAAGGGGTAGGCTTTCTTGCCCTGCTCACTATTCATCATGATGAACGGAAGAAGTTGCTGGTCAGAGCGTTAGAACTAGTTGAAAACGTAGTTGCCCGCCACGGCGGAAGCAAAAGGGAGATTGTCCCTGAATTTTTCCTTACCAAAATTGAGCTAATCCTTCCAATCATCGACATTTCCCCTGCGGAAATGGAAAAAACTTTGTCCAGCAAAAAAGAGTTTAAGCCGTTGAGAGTCAAGGCAGGATATGGTTATACAGGGGATAAGGATTGCTACCGTATGACAATTAGTGTACGAAAAAATGCTTTTTAGTGTTGACACTAACCCCCCCCCCGTTTGCTATTATTCCCCCGTACCTAAGGGGTACAACCAATAAACCAATATAAAAATATGCAATATACCGAAAAAGTTATTACGGATTACCTGAAAGGTGAGAAGCGCATGGGAAATTCCCCTAGACGTTTTAGCCAGTACTATGGTCATAAAGTTACTAGTATGAGCTTTAGCGAGTGCACCTTATACAGTTATTCCACGGTAATCGCTAAGGTAGACCGTACCGAAAAGGTCATTTACCGTAGCGTAGCTAAGTACTCCCCTACAACCACTAGACAACAAAATGACTTGGAACGCTTAGGTTTTCGCATGGGGTTTACCTTTGTAGATTGCAATGATGAACGGGAACTTTTCAAAATTGACTTGTAATGAAAGAATATACCACGTATGAACTGATTGAGGACCAGCAGGGGAATCTGAACCTTGCCATATTTTTGGAAGACGCTTGTACCGTTGAAGAACTAGTGTATATCAGAAATATTGCACCTGAAAGAGTGCTGGAAATGTTAGATGACATTGAAAATTGGAAAAGCTGGAAAGAATGGAAAAAGTCTAAGGGTAGCGGACTTGCACAATATTACGAAGAACAGAATCAGCTAGGTTCAAACTCCCATGTCATTGCATTCAGCTACGTAAACAATGATAACGTTCTCTGCTCCATGAAGTATTATGATTGCTTAAGAGAGAAGGGGTTAAAGGCTTTCAGAATATCCTAATAAAAAAGTTGTAAAAAAGTATTGACACTATTTCCCTGTTTGCTACTATGCCGTTGTTCCCACGGGGAGCCAACAACTAAACAAACTAAAAATATGAACAAGTACGACATGGAAAAATTGGACGACCTGAAAGAAACTGGAGACATGGCTTTCTTAGACAGTGTTCCGGTAACGGTAGTTAAGCTTGCTGATTGTTATGAGGTTAGGCAGAACTATTCCTTGCACCGTATATTTTATTCATCCCTTGCGGAAGTTAAGCGTCTTATTGTTTCCCTCTACCGCTAATAGACTGTCATGAAAAAGTTACCCTTCATCTTCCTTCTCCCCTTGCTTAGTACCGTTTCCGTTGCTAAACAACTGAACTTTGAATCTTTTCGCCCCCATATTCCTACTCCCTATGAAGTAGGTTATGAAATGGAGCGTGGGAGAATCCGAGCAATGGAAGAAGCCAGAATCAGAAGGGAACAAGAAAGGCTTGATTCAGAAATGTTAGAAGAACTCAACAAAGCCTTTGAAGAAGCTGAAAGGGAAACTGAAAGGGGAAAGGCAAGAGTGAAGGAAGCACTTGTGTACGCTAAAGAAAATCTACCTTTAAAAACCTTTGTACGTGTTAAAAAGCATGTAAGACAGGAAATGCTTTCTGGAAAAATTCCTTTTGACTATGACATAATTGCCAAAAGAATCATAAAATATACTGAACTTGAACTAGCTAAAATTGACTAAGAAAATGATTGACTATAACCCCATAGAATACACTACGTACCAAGTGTACCGGAGAAATACCGGGGAATATGTACTGGTATTTTACCGTGAGGACTTTGCACTTTGCCGATACAAGTGCTCCATCACCGTCGATACGCTAAGGGAAGTAAAGGAAGCAATCCAGAACAAGGAAGATATTTCCAGCAACCCGAAGGTAGAATTCAGCATGGAGCATACGAACGAACCGCTTCCCGGAACTCTAATTTCCGAAACGGGCGTAACGATTGACGGTTTCTACACGCTCGAAGGGGAAAACCTTGAGTTTAAGAACCTTGAGAGAATTGAGTATGGCCGTGGGGATGCGGTAAAGTGCAATAATTGCGAATGGGCAGGCATTGTTTCAGTTGGTGAGGACGGTTGCCCGTATTGCGGGTACAAGGGATGCCTTTCCGACATTGAGCAGGACGTTGAGGGAGATGTATATGTTCCTGAAAATTAATGTATAAGAGAGATATACTTGGTTTTAAAGGGGAAATTATTGGTATCAGCTTTCACGGCGAGCGGAAAGATTGCCACGTTGTCAAGCTAAATAATGAGCTTAACGCACTAATTGCGCTCAACGGGCAACTTCAACCTATCTTTTGCGAACCGGAAGAAATTCCGCGCATGGCTAAAATTTGCCTTGACCTTTGCAAAAACAAGGTTGAAAGCTACAGGTCCATCACAAGACGAATAGAACTGCTAGGGGAAAATGTAAGGCTTGCGAAAAGGTATGTACTGGTGAAAAATGATGACGTTAATACTCCTGTACAAGCTGAAAATTACTACAACTACCTTTCTTCCCTGCTCAATTTTTCCACTAGGTTTTTCTTCATCCGTTCCGCAAGTAAAACCTACGTCATTTATCTTGGCAAGCATCTAATAACCTCAAACAAAATTCCGAGAGAAATTGCAAAAGAATACTTACCGGAAGCCAAAGGCAAGCGAACCTATAAAAAATCTAGAAAACGAAAGAGAAAAACACAATGAAAAAAGTTACATTTAATCTGTACATGGAGGACGAAGAAGGGAAGTTCAACCTTGTCCTGACCGCCGAAGACAGCGAGGAACAAAGTTGTGCAACCCTTCGGAACTATGAGCATATAGACTTCGAAACCGTATGCAAAGTACTTAGTATCAGAAACAAAGGAGTAACTCTCCCTGCTGATGGATTCAGTTCACAAGTAAAGAGATTTAACGCGCATCTTCATTTCTATTTTGACCTTGACACTGTTCCGATTGTCGTTCAAGCCATCTATACGGGCAAGGTTGAAACGGCGTATTCCTCTAGTTTTGAGAAGCTTACGGAAGACCAGCAAGAAAAGTTGAAAAAAGTTATCGAAAATTCTTGACAACCGTTCCCAGTATGCTATTATTCGTCCGTACCTAAGAGGTACAACAAATAAACTAAACAAACTAAACAAACTAAAAATATGGCACTGAAAGAATCAATCACCACGGAATTTGAACTCTATAAATGGCTTAGAGGAACTAGCTTGGAAGATAGCTATACCTTTCCAGCTTTGAGGCATATCGTCGAATACTTTAATGAGCTTGGCGAAGATGTAGAAATTGACAGGTTTATCATTTCGGAGTTCACGGAATATGATGCGGAATGTCTAGTTGATAACTACAGTCACCTGCTGGATAAAGATTACGTGGAGGACATGGACGAAACTGAAAAGGCAGAAGAAGTCTACAACAAATTAGAGGGAGATATTTATATTTACAAGCTTGAAAACGGAAACTATATTGTAAGGGAGTAAAAAAAAGTATTGACAACCCTTTCCCTTATGGTATTATTCCGCCGTACCTAAAAAGTACAACAACTAAACAAAACTAAAAATATGGATATGGATATAGTAACTATTGACAGTGGAGAAATGGCTCTTATTACGGAACAGATTTACGGCTATCTGTCCGCAATGGACAAAGCGCACTTAACGCTCTACCCCGCCGAATGGTACGAAGAGAACGGATGCACCTGCTTCAAACTGGTAGGTTGTGGGTTCGTTGCGGGCGTTGCGTGCGTAACTAGGGACGGCGAACTTGCTTCCCTTATGGTATCACCCCTCAATCAGGGACGGGGTAACGGAAGGGTGCTTGTTGATTACGCCGTTGAGAAACTGGGAGCAAGGTTTCTCTTCTGCTTTGAAGACCTGATTCCCTACTATGCTAGTATAGGTGCAGGTTTTAGCGTAACTCACTTCATTAAATGGGATGAAGAAATGGCACCTAAGACATGGGACTTTTTCACCTACCCGGAAGGCATGGACCTTGTGTTTATGAGCCTTGACGCAAGGCCCTACCCATGGCCCCTTAGTCTCGGAAGAGTATACAGTAACTTTGACCTTGCCCGTTCTACCGTAGCAAAGACGGCTCAACCAAAAGTAATCACTGCTATTTCCAGTCAGAGAAACGGAAGGGATTGTACTGTCCATATCAGCAAAGTTAGTGACGGCCAATACGAAGTTGCTTCATTCAACGGGCAAAGGTGCAAGTCCAAACTTTTTAGCAACCCAGAAGAAGCTACCAAATACGCAACCGAATACGCAAATCTCTAAGCCATGAACGAAAAGGAATTAGTAGATAAGATTCTTGAACGGGAGAAAGAAACCCTGCCCGTAATGTTGGCAACCCTTACCGAGTACGAAGCCGTAGAGGCCTTGCTTGAAACTTTGAAGGTTGCGATATACAAGGACGGGTTCTATCGGAAGGACGGAAAGCATAGGGTAATCAGGCACGAAGACTATGTACGCCTTTCGGATGTATTAAATGGGACTGATATGCCGGAACTGAATACGGCCATAGTCATGCGGGGTAAGAAAGAAGTAGGGAGTGAAATGGACTTTCCCCTTGTGATAAATCGTCCGGGAAGGGATAAGCTGGAAATTTTCTTTTCACTTAGCACCCTAATGGGGGACGGAACAGTAAAGCATAACTACTATGATATTTTCCTGCTCATTCTGGATGATAAAGGACGGCTACGGGAGAACTGGCGAGATGAAATGAACAAGTTTATCGGAGAATGGGCGCAGGAAGCAGACAAGATTCGCATCAGTTTGAAGAACCGGGGAGCCAAGCTAGCGGCATTTATTCATGAAGCGGTTGAAGCTTCCAAGAAAATTGAAAGGGTGAAGGGAATGATTGAAAAGGAAATTTACCCCACACTCTCAAACAAGTACCCTCACTTTAGTATTAACGACATAGTATGAAGAAGTATGTAGAGGAACTAGAAAACCTAGGTTGCAAAGTAAAAGCAGAGACGGAAGCAGAGATAGACGGGGAGAAGGTACTATACGTAGAATTATTCCTAAACAGTAGGGTATGCTTCCCGACATTTCAAAGACGGCTATTCGTTACTCCCTTCCGCATGGCGGTGCTCCACAAAATACCTACCTATGCAAGGGTATGCTTCATGAACAAGGAACTAATTTCAAAATTCGATAACTGGACTAAACTCTATAATTCACTGAACAAAAAATGGCAAGAACTAAACTGAACTTTTTGAAAGCTTGGCAGAGTCAAATTCTGCTCACCGAATACCTGAACCAGCCGGACATTAACCAATGGGTTTACAGTACGGACATGAAGGTAAGCAAGGACAGGTACACGGCCAAAATCGTACTGGAACATGACACTTCCCCTTTAACCGCTAATCTGATTCTCTCCACGTTTCAGAGCTTCACGGACGGCAATGCCGTATTGGATGGGCGGGAGATTACCGTTAGCTACGAAACGGTGAGGCCCTTTGAAGGAAAGAACATTGGATTCTCCATTCACCGCAAGCCTATGAATGGAGTCCTTGTTCAGGTGTTTGAAGATGACGAAAAGAATCTCTATCGCCACTTCTCCGCTTCCAGTTTTGGAACCGCCCTTCACACCTTGTCTTTAATGAAACTGACAAAGCCCGCAGGGAGTATTCAACGCACTATCTACCGGGAAGACTGCGAGCTTCTCCTCCTGATAGAAAGCGGAAGGTACGAACTGAACTACAACGCACTGACGGCTAGAGAAATTAAGTACCTTGCCCATAGAATGAACGCTGAAAAGTATGATTAAGTTAATCTTCACCCTCCTAATCACCCTGCTTGTACTGTTTGCGGTACTACTCTATACCCTTATCGGTATTCACGTTTACTACACCAAAAAGCTTATCAAACAAAAACTTCAAAACAATAGACTCGAAAATGGAAAACTCTAACAATATTCTGGATTACAAGGACGGCTCCCCCAGCAAGGAAGTAATTGCTATGGCGTGGGAAAAGAAGCAAACCCCTGAGCAAATGGTATTCGAAATGATGGCCCCCTCCACCCATCGCAACTGCCTTCTAGTGGATGCTCTCACTCTTTGCCGTGTAGAAAATCCTATTGCTTTCTTTGAAGACCCTACCAACAACTATGACATTAAGCAGGTATTCCATTCCAGCTTTACCCGTGCCATCATTTCCTACCACAAGCACATTGAAGCGGTAACGGAAGTGGATATGACTGACCGCTCTGCATATTCTGGACTGGACGGGAAGGCAGTCTCCAACCTGCTACAGAATCACAAGTACCTGTACAAGTACGCACTCGCCTTCTTTGCTCTCCACCTGTCCGCTAGTCTGGACCGCAATGGCGTAGAGAGTGATAGACGGGTAGGGAACTCTGCCGCCCTCTCTATGCTCCTGCTAACTGAAATGGGCAAGTACATGCGCATGTCCAAAGCCTCCATGCTCCTGACCAAGGAACTCACCGTAATGCCTAAGATGCCCCTGTAATGAATATCAATACTAAAGACTTGGAGTTTACGACGTTCATGGTATGCCGGGTAAATGATACTGGAGAATACGAATTGAACATGTACCGGGAATCCGTAGGCGACTGTAGGCAGATTCACTACTCTCTTCACAACTCTTTGGAAGAAGCCATGGAGCTTCTCATGAACGGAGAGGAGTGTACACTTCCTGAAAGTATTCCAGATAAAGACGGCTACGCTATCTACGAAAGCCATGTTGAAGCAGATGATACAGGGGAGCCTTATATGAGGACGGACATTAACATCTACTATACTACTGAAAAAGAACTCGAAACCCTTAAGAAATATTTATGAACGTATCTACCGCATTCACTATCACCCGTGGGAACCGCAGGGATAGCTATGATGTTGTCATCCTCTTGGAAGTAGAGCAGAGAGGAATTGAATACAGGGAATATCTTCCTATCTATATTAAAAGGAGTGTTACCATAGAGACGGCTTGCAGGATTGCCATGAACCGGGATAGCTTGAAGGGACTACCTAAGAGCGAAGGAAGAACGGCACACCAGAAGAGAGTCATCTGGTTGGAGAATACCAATGGGGACGTTCTTGTAAGCTGGGATGCCAGTACGGGATGGGAGTTCCTTGACCATGACATGACGGAAGAAGAACGGAGAAAGTTTCTAACCCTTCTACCAGATGAAGCGATTCGAGATTTACAAGAACAGTGGAAGTAAGGCTTACTCCATCTGTGCTTTCGAGGACGGAATATCCCACTACCCTTACGCCATCCTCTGCACGGATTCACTTAGAAGGGGTATAGATTTTATACACTTGAGAAGTGAAGACTTAGTACGGGAGCAGGCAACTCTATCAAACGACTTCGGTTTGAAAGAAGAGTATGATAAACTCCGAATAGACGACCATCTATTAGTGGGTTCCATTCCTGTCCTCTTCTACAAAAAACCCTACCTGCTCATTAGTCCATCAATATCAAACACCGAACTTAACTTACTCAACCCAAGCAAATTGAATATATGAAAACACATACCACCTATTCACTGTACCGGGAATATTGCACCCTTCGATACCATGTAGCCATATTCCGTGAAGCACCGCTTCCTGAAAAGATTAACGTCCTTTTCTACAATGGCCCCTATGAACTGGACAAGGCCCTTGAGATTATTAAGAACAGGAAGCGGCCGCCGAAGGACGACTACAGCAACAAGCAAGAAAGGTATGATGCTTGGATAAATGACAATCGAGTTAGGGTTGTAGCAGAAGAATGCGTTAGTCAAGAGGGAACGGTTCATAGCTGGATTGCAGATAGTGATATTCCCGAACAGGTCCATTACAAAATTGTAAAAATGATGGAAGATGAAAACAGCAATGTTCGACCTGATAAAGAATGAAGATGGGAAGTGGTCCCTGTTCCTTTTCAGTGAAGGCGAGAAAGTATTTCCAATATGGGCGAAGAAAAATTTATTTCTTGACATTGCCCTCGACTATGTTAAAAAGCTTGACGCAGGGGCGAACCTGATAGAGGAAGAACCAAGCGACCTTAGCTCCAACGAACTACTGGACACCTACTCCTCCATCTCCGTTGAACAGTCCTACCTATTCACAGAAAGTAGAGAATGGTCCATGCGGGTTGGCGAACTCCCTGCTCACGAATATCTAAGAATCAAACAAACCTACGATGAACATTTCAGAAAGACTAACGTATGACTTCTATGCCGGACCGGAAGAGGGGAAGTTCTCTTTGGCCCTGACTATGGAAACTAATGGCGGTGAAGACATTGAAGTGGTAAGGCTGTACACCAATGAGAGCTTCGATTTCTGCATGACTATCTTGGAAAACAGGAACAACATGCAGGTGGATGAACTTGAAGATGATGGACGACTTACTCGAGAGGATAGAGAGCAGGGGAACAAAGAACTTGGTGCAAACGTAATCTCTGTTGAAACCATTGACCTCTTCGGCATGGGACCTTGCATTTCATTTGCCCCTTCTGATTCCCTCGATAGTGAACAAACCGAAAGATTCTTAACCTTTTACAAAAACGAAAGACATGAACTCCGTATCTGACGCAATTACTTACTCCCTTTACAAGATGGGTGAAGGGAAGTTCTCCGTAGCCATCACCTATGAATATAAGGTAGGAGAGAAGATGGGCTGTAATCTTTTTACCTACCACAGGGGTGTACCCCTTTCCAAGTGCCTTGAGGTAATCGAAAACAGGCATGACAAAGAGACACGTATTCCAGATGACTTCGATGACCCTGATGTAAGATTCAGCACCTATATGATAGATGACTACCCTATCCCTGCTATTCAAACACTACATAATGGCAAGGTTTTTACTGCTACAGATTTAGAAATGAAGGGATTGACCGAAGAAGAGATTACCCTGCTGAAAGAACTTGACCGTAAAGAAAATGAAGGGAAGAATTAAGTTCGCAGTATTCGCAATCCTGCTGGCCCAGCCCGTGCTGGGTATCAGCAGGGACCACCAGTTCACGGAGGAAGAACGACAGGCTGTACTGGAATTAAAGGAACTGAACAATGAGTTCATGAACTATCGTCTTCTCTATCGCCTTAAGAACGAAGCGTTCGAGGTGGCCATGAAGATGAACAACGATAGCATCCTGCTACTAGAGGGAAACCTCGATGTGAAGGAGGCGATTGAGAAAGGAGAAAAGAATCTCAATACTCTTCACTCCATCTACAAGCGGATGCTTATGTTGGAAGGGACGACGGACGAATTCAAAGCCGCACAGAAAGTAGAGGCAGAGATTATTCTCAAAGTCATCAACCTCTACTACACCACCCTAAAGAAAGTAACCACTATTTATAATCCTTCTAGAAAATTCCCAGCTCTATTTTAATCTGGACATAGAGCTACCCCTGTAGTAAAATGTTCATCACCATGAATAGTATTATTAAGGAAATCAAAGAGGCAAAGCTTCCTGTACCTGACCATGTAGAGGAAGGAAAGATTGGTTGGAGCTATGATAGCCTTCGTGGCATGGACGGAGATAAGCTGTCCAAAGTTCTTGCTCCATACAATCCGGTGAAGATTTACGTACCTAGGATGGGAGCCTTGTCATTCCAGCTTAGTGCGTAATAAAAATTATAGGGGAGACTTAAAGTTTCCCCTTGACATTTCCTTTCCACATGTTATCATCCAGCCACATGAACGAAGACAAAGAAACAGAAACCCGGAAGGAAAAGGTAGACAAAGTAAAGGTACTCATTAACCGCAACAGTATGCTGGAAATGATTAAGGTAGCCAGCCTTGTACCGATGCTTCTGTTCACTCTCTTCTGCAATTCAGACCTAATTGACCTGTTTGCACTGGGAGTCACCTGCTACTTCATTATTACCATTACTGGTAAGCAGAACCGAAACACCAACGTTATTGACAAAACCCTGAACGAACTAGTCTAATGAATGAAGAAAGAATATGGAGAGAAATAAAGGAGATAGAAGAACTAAGGGAGCAATCCCATAAGGTCAGTAAACGTGTAGACTGCTACTATAAGGTACAGCTTTTGATTTTAGGAGCCTATGGTCTCATGTTGCTCCTTGTTAAGGACAAACAAATTGTACCCTATTTAGCAGGAGTAATGGCTCTTGTCTCCATCATCAACTGCATCTTTTTTATCAGAAAAATGAGCAAGCTAAACAAACTTCGCAAGCAACTCTACGACAAGGAATATGAACTGGACCGCTACCTTTCCGCATAAATTAGTTCGCAAGTGGGATAGTCTTCGCATCGCAGTGATGCGTTCCATTCTCCCCGTACTAATCGTTCTTCTCGTACTTACCGTACTTGACGTTCTGCCCGCCCTTCTCGGTATGGCAATCTATGGAATCTACGTAGGAGTAGCCTGCTGTATTTCCATGGTACTCCTCGTACGAATCGTACGTATCATTCTAATCTTCAACGACAAAAACTAACATGAATCAAACTGACGTAATCAAAACCATTCTGGACGAACAGCCCATTGTGTCTCACCCTAACCACTATACCTCCCATCCCTCCGGTATTGAATGCCTTGAGATTTCACGTTACCTCCCCTTCGGTTTGGGGAACTGCATCAAGTACCTCTGGCGTAGTGGAATCAAAGGCGGCCAAGAGAAACGTCTCGAGGACGTAAGCAAGGCTTTGTTCTATTTGGACGATGCGCTCGCTGAGTGGCAAGGCATCCGTGTGAACGCTACGTTCATGATGAACATGGCCCGGTTCCTTCGAGCCATGGCTAGTCCCAGCATTAATAAGCGGGAGGAGGACCTGCTCCTTATCCGTGCTATCATGGCAATGTATCAGGACATGGAATGTGATACTGTGGACCTGAACCGGGAGCTTAAGTCCATGCGTACTGACTTGGCAGAACTTGTGGAGAAGATGAAGAAGCTTGAGGTAGTAGGAGGAGGCGTTGTAGACGTGTATGAACTCGATTGATTGCGCAAAAAAGCTAGACCACATATTCACATCCCTTGGTGAGGTGGAAATAAATGGAAGGATTTATCGCTGGGACAGTGGAATTAAATCCTTCGTAGACGAAGAGGGATGGAAAGATTCCTCTGCCACCTTGAAGGTAGTTGAAGGGAGCTTCTCTACGGTCAAGCACCTTGACAAGTGGGAATTCGACCAGACTTTATCGGACATAATCGAGGATGATTGTGGGGTTTATGCCATGGACTTGGTTGACCCTAAGAACCTCTTCAATAATCACCCTGCTGATATTGAGAATGAGAGATACCAGTTCATCTATTTCGGAAAGGACGGCTCTCTCTATGTTACTGATGAAGTAGAGGTAGGAGAATGCGGCTACTATGACGTAGTAGGAAACTCGATTCCTCTTGACTTAGCCAAAGTGAGAGATTATAAATTCCACACCTTACAATAATGAAAGACACCTTAGAAGAATACATAACCGAAGGTCTCTCCAATGCCAAGATTTCCAGGCTGGTTCATACATGGGGAGAACGGGATGTGAAAGGGAAGCGGAGAACTCTTAAGCTCCTCGAAGAAGACCTTGCACTCTCGGATGTAGAACCCTACTTACGTACGCAGAGAGACCTCCTCGAAACTCCCTACATTTTCAATCTCTGGTTGGATAAAGTAGGTGGAACTTTCCATGTAACTTTCAGAAGGAGATACATCTTTTCAGGAGATGACGCTCTCGCTATCATGGGTTCAATGGCAATAAAAAGCCGTGAGATTTTTGAACTCACAGGGAATTCAGATAACGATGAAATGAGGTTACTTAGCAGGCTCCCTTGGCTTGACTGTGAGGAAGTTGGGGAGATATTGAGAAAGGATGGGGAAGAAAACCCTACTACTCATGGCATCCTTACTCCCTCCAATGAATACATTCTATTCAAAAAATTTTTTATATGAAAGCAGGAATTAACTTACCAGAAGGGTTTTATACCGTTGATGAAAAACCCTGCGAAATCTTCCTTGTAAGGGAGGGAGCACTGTACCGAATTCCGAAAGGGAAATTCACCTATGATTTCTATGAGCACCCTCTTGACAGAGGGGAGAGTGTGTCGGAAAAACTCACCCAAATTTGTCAGTGGACTTTCCAGACTTTCGCCTCCATGGAACAGCATGGTCACCATGGCCTTGGGCACGTCTTCTCCTCACTAGCAGGGAACCCTTATGGGGTATTCATCCTGCGCGAACCCCATCTGAAACTCGAGATGGCTAACGACGGAATCTCCGGGTATGCAGGACTTGTGTTTGCTGACCAATCCGGGGACCTCCTCTATGCTCCTAACCTCGGCCACCTCAAAGCCATTTATGAAATTCAGCGAGGGAATAAGGACTACTCCGAAAGGGTTTACAAAGTAAACATCAACAGCCAACATACCTTCTACCCCCTCTGCTTTGACCTTACCGAAAGAATAATCACCTTGTTATCATGAACTACGACGAACTGATTAAGACACTAAAGGAAGACCACGATTACTGGAAGCAACCTATCCTTGTAACACAGCCGGACGGGGAAACCTTCTACATGACCTATTGGGGAGAGAAAGGAAGCTTCTACTACCTTTCAAAATGCAATGGGGGTCTCATTATTGGAGGACCTATGGGAGACCATCTTCTTTTATCTGATTGCAAGTTCAAGCTGTTCAAAAGGATAAATTATAAGACCCTGATAGAAAAGCTTGGGAACAAAGAACTCTGGGCTAGGGTTATCAAGGTATTTCCCCCAGAAGGTGAACCCTTTTATGTGACCTACATGGGAGGGGTAGACTGTCTCTACCTTGTGAATAAAGAGGAAGGGCTGTTCACTATGGGTCCCCGGATTGGTCTTCATCGTAGCCTGACTACGTGTGAATTTGAACTGATTGACGCTCCTGCATCCGGGCACATCAACCTCGGTTAAATATCATGAACTACGACGAACTGATTAAGACACTAAAGGAAGACAAGTCCTATTGGGAACGACCTATCTACGTTGAGGAACCTAATGGAAGAAAATACTGCATGGCCTATCTGGGAGAGAAGGACAGCTTCTATTACGTTGAGAGGCGTTATACTAGGTATGAGATAAAAAATCCGGTCAGGAAATTTCTTTCTTTAACTGAAAGCAAATTCAATCTTCATCTAAAGATTGACTACCCCACCTTGCTAAAGAAACTTGAGAACCGCGAACTGTGGAACAGGGTAATTGAGGTGAACCCTCCAGAAAAAGAATCCTTCTATATAAGCTATATTGGTATAGAGGACAGTTTCTATCTAGTGAATTTTACGGAGGAGGATGGTTTCTCTATTGGTAAACAAATCGGTCTCCCCCTTACTTTGTCCAAGAGTATGTTCAGACTTTCGGATAATCCCGGATTTAAGTATTGACAATAAAGGGAATAACCATTATGTTGTTCTCGTCCTAGGGAGAAGTACTCCCACCTAAAAGCATTCGCAAAGAAAGCCCGCTACGTTAATTCCGTAGCGGGCTTTCTCGTTTCTATTTCCAGCAGGAACTTTGAATATCAAACCAGACCTTGGCCTTTAGCTGGCAACCACACACCTTGCAATAGAGGTCCCCGTCTTCCTTCCCCGGGTCCTCAACTTCTCCCAGCCGCTTCGTGGCTTCGAAAATCTTTTCCCTTGCTCCATGTTCCAGAGCACAGGACTTACAATTCAGGTCCTGCTCTTTCAGCCGAGTACTGTGAGGGCAGGCTAGGCACCTATCGAACCTATCCTGTGCAACCTCTTTGCTTACAAACTTCTTCCCGTTGCGTACCCACCTCAGCATGGTAACGAAGAAAGCGAGAATCTTCTTTGCATCCAAGGGCCTCTCTTCCTGCCATGGGTTCCCTTCATCACCACAGGTTTCACACCACCCCTCCGGCAACAGGGCACATACTACCTCTTCAAACTGGGCATCGCTTATACTGTACCCATTGTTAATGAACAGCTTGGACACAGCCTCCTTAAGCTGGCCTAAAGTAGGGGCAACAATGGTAGTCCCGGCCAGCTCCTCATTCAACTGCACAGGGACAATGAACCTCCACCCATTAGGCGGGATGGTTCCATAAAAGGATTTGAGTTTACGCATGGAAACAATATACCCTTGCCCGACACTATTGTCAAGCAAGGGTACACTGTTATGCCTTTGTTGTTTTCTCTTTACAGCTTCTCAGCTTCAACCTTCTCAGCAACCTGTTCAGGGTTTTCGAGGAATGCGGAGATGTCTTCCGGGTTAACTTCCAGAGCTTCTTCCGCAAGCTTGAGTTGAAGTCCCAGTTGTTCCTTCACAGGTTCAGGAGTGTCCTTTCTACGCAGGATTCTTTCAGCACTTTCTTCCAGCCCTTCCATACGCTGGGGAGAAAGAATCGGTTTCGCTTCTCCATCAAGGAGTGCATCCATTGTAGTCTTGCTTATCCCAGCCGCATCCACAGCGGCATCCAGAATAACATCCGGGTCACTTTCACCCATGCCCTTGAGGAACCCATGGAGAATCTGGTAGCAGTTGGCAAGCTTGACTGCCTTATCCACAACCACACCCTTGTCTCTCTCCATCACCTCGCGCATCTGTTCTTCACTCCAACCTTCCTTGTAGATGTTGGGGTTGAAGACACGCTGGTTTTTCATGGCGTTGGTGAAGTCCTTATAGTGTTTGGCAAGACCATCACGGCAAACATCTTCGATGTTTTTGTTGCGGCGAACACCCAAACCAAAGTTCTTCATAATCCAGTTGACCTTGGTACTGTCAGGGTTCATGTCCCCGAAGGATTGAATACCTGACACAATCGTGGGGTAGAGCGGAAGGTTGTCACGAACTGCCGTAGACAGACGTTCCATCCAACCCAGCGTCTTACCACCAGCAAGTGAAACCTGAGGGCGCATACCAAGAGACATGAGCAAGGCATTGACGAATGCTCCCGGGATTTCTCCCACTCCACCCATTTCTTCCAGCGTAGCGGAATCCCTAGGCGAAGCCTCGTACATGCTCCCAATCACTTGGAGAAGCATGGATGGAGAACCTACCGTGCTTTCAAGGAAGTCAAGGGTGGAACTGACAGGACTGTCCTTGTACTTGTCAGGCATCTTGCCCGTCATAGCATCCCACCCCAGCTCAATGAAGGCACCCACGGTATCACCCACGGTCTTGTAAGGCATGAGGTACTGACCATCCTGCACGAAGAAGTTCCCACTGCTCTTATCATACCAGAAGAAGAGTTCCCCATTCTGGTCGTAGTCAGCAGAGAGACCAGCGTTCCTCGCCAGCCAGCGAGTGAAGGAAGAGGACTTGAGGACTTCCAGTTTATCCTGCTCGTCTTCCCCTTCAAACATACCTGCGATAGTACGGGAGATAAGAGGGAGGAACATATTCACAAGGGCACCCATGATTGCGTTGGAAGCAATGGAACCCGTGAGCTTCTGAACGCCATCGAGGTAAAGAGTGAGTGCCTTACCCTTGCTACCTCTCTTCCATTCATAGCCAGCCGCAGTCATTTCTTCCAAGCCATAGCTGATGCTGTAGGGCATACTCTGCCACGTGTGGTAGACGAAGGAGAAGAACGGCATCCCAAGAATGGAGACGTTGTTCACCCAGTCGGGAGTTCTCGCACCCGTGGGGAGCAGGTTCTTCACCCGGTCAGCCGCACGACGTTCCTTGTATTGAGCAAGGTCCTTCTTAGCTTCTGCTTCCAGAAGGTCCACCATGCGGGGGGCCAGAGCCTGGCCTCGGGACTTCCGGTAGTGGGCTTCCTTAAGCTCGGCTTCAACAACCTTGTCCACCTTGTAGGTTTCCGTATTGAACAGGATTACCTTCGCCAGAATATCGGGAATGCTATACGCTTCTGCCATGACTTCCATGGGCTTGACGAATGTCCAGTTCAGGATTCCTTTCGTCCGGTTCCACACTCTCTTAGCGAGCTTCTCGTCCCCACCGACCTCTTCGAGGATGCTACTGAATAGGGCTTGGTCCTCAACGCTCGTAACGGGCGCATCGACCGCTTCGTGCAATAAGCCCTTCTTCCACGCTTCGCGCATGAAGTTAGCGGCACCCGCATCCATAAGCCCCAAGGACTGGAACTTTTTCAGCTTCTTCTGCAACCTGTCTTCGGCCTGAACCGTAGCTTCCGAGTTGGCAAGCTTGGACAAACCAAGGTCCCCTGCTCCTGAAAGAACACTGGCGATTGCAAAGTCCCGAATGATTTCCTGAACTTCCATGTAGCCGTTGATAGTACCCCTGTCCGTAGGCAGGGCACCAGCGTTCAAGCTCTGGCCTACCGTACCAGCCATGTTACGAAGGGTAGCGGAAGGAGATTTGATTAGAGTAAGCATGGAGACAAAGCCACCCATCTTGCGAAGGCCTTGCAAGTCATTCTTCCAATACTTCACCAGTTCATTTCCCATCTTGTCCCCTGCTTCCAGAACCCCGTTGCTGGGGGCAAAGGTTTTGTAGAGGGCAAGAGCCGTTTCCCTGTCAGCGAACATGCCGTTGAGAGGAGAGTTCTTGTCAGCGAATTCCAGAACAATGTCCTTCTCACGGTCCTTTTCCGGCGCAACTACCTTGTGCTTAATGAGAGAGGTAGTGATGTCCTTATTGATTACCTGATTCACATACGTTCTGGACTGTGCGGCCAGAGTATTCTGGATAGTACCGAAGGCATCCTCAATATTGCTGTAACCGCGCATGCCGAGGATTTGAAGTTCACTGTCCATCAGGTTCTTTCGCATGGCAAGAATGTTTTCATCATTCCTGTTCTTGCTCAGAGTTTCCCGGAACACCTTCTTGGCTTCGGCAATCAGGCCATCAGCAACATCTCCATCAGCCAGCAGTCCCATGTCACGGGGGTTGATGGCGACCCCTTCACCGTTCCTCTTCATTTCAAGAGCGGCGCAGGTGCGGATGTAGTTGATAGTATTCTTCACCCGGGTACGAAGGTTCTCGTCCTTGCTACCCATGATACGGGCGACTACCGTCTTGTCCACATAGGGAATGTCCAGAGCAGAAACAATCTGTTCTCCGCTGTCCAATCCCATCAGGAAAGAGCGGAGGTCCCCTTCACCCTGTCCCATGCTGGTCAGAACATAGTTGTCCAGAGCGATGTTCTTCATGTTCTCTTTAGCCTTGCGGATAGAAGCCTGTACCTTGCTCCGTTCACCAATGGGAAGGGAACGAAGGTGCCTGTCCAGTTCGCTGGCCTTGTAGAGCATGCGAGCAAGGGAGACATCACCTCTCTTCATCAGGGCGACTTCATCCCACTTGCCAGCTTCGATGGCCTTGAGTGCACTTTCCTTCAAGGCTTCGCCTTCCAGCATGTAGTCATTCACTTCACCCCACACTTCCTTGCCTTCAAAGCCATGATATTCACGGCCCTCAAATCCAAGGGTGTCAGCCACGGAAGCCATGGCATACAGGTTGGCAATGAGCTGGGACGTACCTTCATTGTACCGGGAGATGTTTTCCCGCATGTAGGATTGGATGGCATCGTTCAACATGGTGGTGAGCAGGTTGAACTCCGGCTTCGCCTTTCCATGGTTGTCGATTACTTCCATCATGGCCTTAGCGTAGACCTGACCGTTCTTGCCCGTGGCACTGAAAGTACGGGTAAGGTAGGAGAAGTCTTTCACCTTCGTTCCCAGTTCAACCGCTCCACGCCTATGTGCAATATTTACAGCATTGTTGGCGATAGTGCGTCGTGCATCATCCAGTAGAGCCATGAGCCGCTTGCCGAAAGGCTGGGACAGAATTACCTTACGGCTTTCTTCCCGCTTCAAACCATACTCGTTTCTCTTACGGAGGCGTTCAGCTTCAAGGGCTTGGTTGCGTTCAACCCAGATGGAACCCGGACTTACCCAGTGACCATCCTTGCCCATGCCACCACGATGGGTGAGAGCCTTGTAGTTTTCCTCCGCGAGGGCTATAGCCTTTCGCCTGTCTTCCCGGGCCTTGGCAATATCCTTCGCCGCACGAACAGCCTCTACGTCTTTCTTGAGCAGGGCCATACGGTTAGCGGAGATGACCAAGGTGATGATGCTTTCGAGGTCGTCAACGCTACCCACTCCTTCCAGACCACCGAGGGAAACAAGGCCCTCTAAAATCTGCTTGGAGTCTTTGTACGTAGCGGACAGTTCTTCCGCAATGGCCTTAAGGGCCGCATCGTACATAGCGTTCACTTCGGACTTGACGCTTTCGTCAACCGTACCGTAAACATTCTGGAAAGCAGGAGTAAGTTTCTCCTGTGCTTGACGGAATTGTTCAGCCGCTACAGCCATAGGATTGTCCGTAGCAACCACAGGGGTTTCCTTCGCCACCTTGCTCGCCTGAACGATAGCGGCTTTAACAGCGTTGAGGGCTTCCGTTCCCATGAGAACCTTGGCCGCTCCTTCCGCTCTAGCTATAGCGGTCTTTCTTTCCGCAACGAACTTGGCGAACTTATCGTTCGCGGCGTTCACTTCGGCATCAAGACCAGCCTTCGCCTTGTCCATCTTCGTCTGAGTTTCAGCGAAGATTCGACGTACAACCTTGGGGTCCATAGCGTTACCAATGTCGCCAGTGTAATCTACAATGGCCTGAATGACCTTGGACTTAGCGTTGGCTTCCATGTTCTTGGTACTGCTTCGTACGAAGCGTTTGATTCGTTCGCTTCGTACGTTAAGCTGACCGATGGAGCTAAGGTAATTGCTTACGAACTCCTTGGCCTTCTTGCTGTTGCGGGAATCGAACGTGTAACCGCCTTTCTTCTTGGCCGCCCGGACGATTGCCTTCCCTGCTCCAATAAAGTTCTGAGCATTGCTGAACAGGGCAGGGTCAACACCACGTGTAGTAATGAAGACGTTCTCCGTATCTACCTCGTTCACCTTATAGTCAATCAGTTTCGGAGTAACGATAGGAGCACGGGTGGGGTCAGACAGGGTTCCCGGTTCAGCAACGATAGCCATGGAGTTGGTAGGCGAAACCGTACCCTTCACAGGCTTGGAGCTTTTCAGGACGCTACGGATAGCATTGAGGAGGTTGGCAACAATGCGGGTGAACTTACCCTTACCAATAAGGTTGATGCGGGCAAGATTCTCCGGGTTGCTCCATCCTTCCAGTTCAGCGTCAAATGGAATCACACCTTCTGCTACCACCTGCCCCATGATGGGATTGGTGAGAACGTTAGGGAGGAATTCCCTGCTGGTATCTAGCAGGTCTTCGCTTTCCTTGGCAAACAGAGCGTATTCCATTTCTGCTACGAACTGGTCAATGGTAATATTGTCCATGTCCGTAACTGCTGTACGCTTAATACGTTCAACTTCCTTCTTGATGTTGGACCAGTTGGAGCGTATCGTTTCTTCGATGTCCGCTACACGCTGGGCATAGTCAGGATTGGTGGAACGAAGGTGGTTGTCCAGAACGTGGGAAAGTTCATGCAGGATAACTTCCCCTACACTCGTTTCCGGGTTAGCCGCACTGGCGTTGATGGCAATGTACTGCGCCTTGCTTTCAGGGTCCACCTGCGTCAGGCCAGCGATATTGCTGTCAGCGTTGATGCTGGTAATGTTCACCGGAATCCCGGCTTCTTCAATCAGGCCAACGATGGTTTCGATACCAGTACGAACCCCTTCGTTTTCTTCAACCAGAAGAATGTCGTCAACGGCATCCTGAATCGGCAGGGAGTCTTCACCAATAGCGGCATAGACATCAGCGGCCCAGTCACTATCTCTAACGGGGGCTTCCACGTTGTAGTCCTTCCACACGCTCTTGTCCGTGAGCAGGGCGTTTGCCTCATTCACTTCCGTCTTGCCTTCGAGGTTGATAGCAAGGGGAGCATCAGGACCAGTGAGGTTAGAAACCGTGATAAGCCTGCGAACAGTAGCCCGGTCAACTTCATCCCTACCTTCCGTAATGAAGTCAAACATGTCAGGGTCTTCCAGTTCCAAGTCCACAAGCACACTGCTTACCCCCTTCTGAATTTCTTCGTTAATCGGTTCGTTGGAGAGATACCAATCATTGAGTTGTTCAATAAACGGAACAGGGTTGGGAGCATTGTACCCGTAGTCACGGTCAACGTTCAGGCTTTCAGCAATGGCTGTTTCTTCCGTGGGGCGAGCAACTTCGGGAGCAGGAGCTTCAACGGTAGGAGCTTCTTCTGCTTCTTCCGTTACCACTTCCACCGTAGCCAGTTCATCCAGACCTTCGGGCAAAATTGCTTCACCAGCCGCTACGTCTACTTCAACAGCAGGCATCTTGGAAAGCTCGTTAATAGCGACACCAACCATTTCCTTCTGCTGGGGAGTAAGGGTATCATCCGTTGCCATGTGCTGGATAAACTCAAACTGCAACCGTGCCTTCCCGGCTTCGTCATCACCCAGCTTGTTCCAAGCCTCACCGAAGTTGTTCATTTCGACTCGTGCCCTTTCCGGGAGCTGGGCCATGATAGAAGCAGTGCTGTCCACCACCTGCTGGGTTTCTTCCCGGCCAGAATTGCGAAGGAGCTTAACTGCACTCTCTTGGCTAACGATAGCGTCGTCAGCAATTTCACTGCTCCTTTCAAGCTGTGCTTCGAGAGCCTGAACAAAGGCACCGCTTACACTGGAATCTTCCTTACGGGATTCTTCAAGGCTACTTGCAAGGAGACCCTGTGCTTCGAGAGCCTTCTCCCTCCTTGCCTGAATTTCAGCAGGGGAGGTAGCCATACGCTGAATAGCAAGACCCATCTCGCCACCCATGGCACCGAGAATGAATATCTTGCTTGCGGCTTCCAGCACATCCCTTTCACTGGCAATGTCTTCTTCCCGAATTTGACCGTTCTGCACAGCCGTTTCCCAACCCCATTGCAGGGCTTCGTCAGCCAGTTCTTCAACACCACCTTCAACAGCAGAAGCGGAGATACGCCCCAACTGCTTGGCGATAGACATGACCTGTGCTCTTCCGGGAAGCTGTCGAACAACGGACCAATCCAGAAGACCGGGACCTTCAAGACTCTTTTCAAGCTTGGAGATAGCAGAGCCAGTAGGCTTGACACCTAAAGACTTGCGAACCATGCGAACCCAACCAGCCCTGTTATTGAGCAGGGTAGAGGTGATACCGTAAGCAACAGCCGCAACAGAACCCTTCGTGGTGGCTACGTTCTGAGCCATTTCCATCTTGGTTCTTTCCGGGAGGCTGGCGGTTTCAGGATTCTTGTTCAGCTCTTCCATGGCCCGGTTGTAACTGGCAGGGGCAACGTTCTTGAACGTATCGCTTGCCGCATCGCCGAACACCTTGGCATTCACAGCAGAGCTGGTAAAGAAGTTGGGGTGACGGAGAGCAAACCTCTCAGCACCTCCACCAAGCTTAGAGACAATCTGCCCGGCACGGAACATGTTTTGAGTAGTAGCCTTGAGAGCAAGGTTCTTACCCCAAACCTGAACACCCTTGACAAAAGCGTTGGCTCCTCGTCCTACGCCACCAGTAGCTACGGTTTCACCAATCTGACCAGCGAGGTTCATAATCTCTGCACCCCAGTCAGCCATGGCACCGGAACGTTGGAGAATAGCCTGAGTAGACTGTTCTCCCTTGGCAAGGTTGGACCAGAGGGACTGATACTTGGGAATGTCCCTGTTGGCAAGACCGATAGCGGAAGCGGCTTCGTTGGTGAGGTTGGCTACCGTATATCCTGCGCTCTTCCAGCGGGCCATGGTCTTAGCCGTGGCACCCATGAGAGCAAGGATAACTTGGCTGTCCTTTTCATTAGCAACGAAGTCCTGAATGATTTGCGCATCTTCCTTCCCTTGAGCCTTGCCCTGAGCATAGAAGTCTCGGAAGTCATCATACGGCCCCATCTTCGCCAGCTTCATGGCGAGTTCGTTACCAAGCAGGTCACTCTTAATCAGTTCTTCAACTGCGGCGTACTGGTCTTTCAGCATGTCTACCGTCAGAGCGGCCTGCTCCTTGGCAACACGGATTAAACCATCTCTCCACTTGTTCACGGTCGCTTCGTCCGCACCGTCCGCAATGGCCTTGTCGGCACTACGGTTGATTAAGTCCGTGTCGTACACTGCGAGAGGGTTAGAGTCAGCGGTAGCGTTAGCTACCATCTTCTTGCTCACCGGGTCCCAAGCCATGATGGTATTGGTCTCGTCGCTATCCAGCAGGTTCCCCTGCTTGAGAGGAAGCACAAGAGAATCCAAGTACGTGTCCAAGCTTACACCCAGTTCTTCCGCTTTCTGCCTTGCGGCAATGCGGTCCACACGGAAGTCTCCACCAAGTTGGTTCCCGTTTTCGTCGAACAGGGCATAGACAGATTCGTTACCCCTGCTCTCCCACTTGCCGAGATTGAGAGGCTTGTCATACCCGAGCCCCATGCCAAGCCCCAAAGCCTGACCAGCGGTGCTCTGGTAATTGGAGACAGCCGCACGGGCAACGGTAGATACGTCGTTGTCCTGAGCTTCACGAAGGTATTTCTTGGCAATGCCGGAAACACCAACAGAGGCTACAGTTCCTTCGTCTAGACCAAGAGAGGACAGGTGCTCGTTAATGGCATCCTTCTCTGCCTTCTGGTAGTCACTTTCTACAAGGGCCTGACGTTCCTGCGCAATCTGGGTAGTTCGAGCAAGGATGCTCTCCCGTACACTTTCGGGTACATCGTTTGCATAGACTTCTTCAAGGGCATTTCGAGCAAGGGAACTTTCATCGTCAAGTTCGTTGCGTACATCAGCATACGTAACGCCCGGAGCGTTCGTAGCGATTGAAGTGGCCAGCTTGTCCTTTAGCTCGCGAGCCTTACGGTACGGAGCAAGAGCTTCTTCTCGCTCAGCTCCTTCCACTTGGGCGTTGCGGGCGTTGAGTTCGATAAGTGCGCTGGGATTTTGAAGGAAGAACCGGGCCGTCTCGTCAAGTACAAAATTGACAAGATTAGAAGAGTCTCCAGAACTTCCCTCTTCTCCCTCCCCCAACGGCTTGGCCCCTTCTACTTGCGGAGCCTCCCCATCCTCTTGACGTGCTGGTAACGGGAACTTTTCCCCCGCCTTGCTGTATGCTTCGTAGGTTCTTCGGTCTTGTCGTCGGATGTTTTGGACAAGATTGGTGAGGGATTCAACGTCGGGGATAAGGTAGCTGAGGTCTTTGGTACGTCCTTGTTCACGGGTAGTAATGGATTTGATGTTGTTGATGATAGCACGGGCGATGTTTTCGCTTTTCATATTCTCCTTGCTGGGAGAATTCACAGCGTCAATAAATCGTTCGTCAACAACAAGCTTACCATCGGGGCTTTGAGCAACGCCCCAGTTGGACTTGGAGAGAATACGGGAGACCTGCTGGTCAGGAGAGAGGTTCCACATCTTGGCCTTCTCGTCATCCTTCACACGTTCGGAAGACAGGACAAGAGAGGCACCAAAGTTTTCTACAGAGCTACGAACTTTGCTAAGCTCACCTACATCATTAGCCTTAAACTTTTCAACATCAAAAAGTTCTTCCGGCTTCGTAGAGGAAAGGTACTCGTCAAGGGCCACTCGGTTTTCAATACCGATTCTACGGCCCGGGGCAACAGTACCAAGATACTGTCCAAGCTTTTTATCCTGCTTCTCTACTTCTTTTTCGTAGTCTGATTTCGCCTGTTCAGCAAGTCTACGCTGGCGGTCTTCGCGGCTCTCTTCCCATTTAACATCACTGCGTCCCTGTTCTATTTCGGTACGCCCGGCCTTCTCAGCATCTTCAAAAGCCTTGTTAAAGGAACTCAGGAATTCAGCATCCTCCTCCAAGGGAACAAGCTTAGCTTCCTGCTCCCTTTTCTGGCGGCCTTCTTCCCACTTAATTTGACTCTGCTGTCTCCGCAGGTCCTTGTAATACTCCGCTTCCGGGTCTGTCGGACGGAAGCTCTCGAAGTTTAGTGGTTGGTTGTTAGGCATAACTAGTTTGTTATAGTACGTTTTCCCCTTCTTGTAAATAAAAAAGAAGGGTGCAACCCTTTCAGGTCACACCCCCTTTGTATCATAGGTAGTTCTTTTGTCAAGGACTAAAAACCTAACTGCATTTCAATACCCCTGTACTGGGGTTGACGGAGAACTTCTCTCCATAACTGCAACTGGTAAGCCTTCGGATTCGTCCGCTTGAGTTGTCGAAGCTGTTCTGCTTGAGTTCCAGCGATTCCTCTAGCCTTTCGGATATGAGGAGCCTGCCTTTCTTCCGTCCTCGCTTGAGATTGCAACTGCTTTTCAAGGGTCCTAATATCCTTGTCCAGCATCCTCCCATACCTTTCCTTAAGCTTGGGGTCGTTTCTAATCTGGTTCACAATCAGATAACCCCTTGCCATTTCCCGGTCTTCCGGGTTAGCGGTTCTACTCGTAGCCACCCTAGTAAAGTAATCCAAATCCCTTTGGTGAGAAGGAGTATTAGTTCTTGTAGGCACACCTCCTATTGTCGGTACTAGCTGGGTAGTAGCAGGGGCCTGTTGGGTAGTAGCCTGTTGGGTAGTAGCCTGTTGGGTAGCCGGAGCCTGACCAAGCCTTTCTGCCGCCTGCCCTGTCTTCGCCATCCTGAGACGGTAGTCAGAAACCATCTGTTGAATTTGGCCTTCATTAAGTTTGCTCCAATCCCTCCCCTGTTTCTTAGCGAGGTTCTGCAACCTCTCAACAATAGTGGAATCATCCAGAGCAATGGCATCAGCTTGCTTCTGTCTCTGCATCTGCTGGTTGGGGACAGGGGTAGGAATGCGATACCTCCCCTGCTCAAACCCAGACATATCCGCTCTATCTTGAGCAGTGAGAGGCTGGCTTATCCCCTGCTGGTAGGCTTGTCTTTGTCTTTGGGCGTATTCTGCTGTATTAGGATTGACAGCATTGGAAAATAGCCGCTTATCAGATTCGGACTGTAGCTCATGTGTTCCAGACATAAACTGGTATTTAGCTTCATCAACCAGTGCTCTTTGACTCGGGGATAATTTTCCGGGGTCTTTTGCATAGTCTTCGAGTTGTTTTCTGTCAAGTCCAAAAATGTAATCTCTGTCCTGCTTATCCGCATTCTGGTCTACATTCAGCGGTTGTCTCGGGGGACTCCCGGCAGGCCTAGTAGGCACAGGATTCGAGGGTTGCTGAATACCCACATTGCTATTTTGCTGAGCAATAGGGGCAAGCTGTTCAGGTGTAGGTACTTTACCGGGGTCATTGTTGGTGGTAGGACGGATAGGTACGTTGGGGTTTGAAGCAGGGGAAACATCTTCCATCACTGCTTGCCTGTTTCTTTTTCCAGAAGCTACCTTCGTAGCGGGGTCGTCTTTTGCTTTAGGATTCTCAGCCATAGCGGGTTACATTGGACAAGTGAAGTTCGGTTGATTCGTGCCTAGGTTCTGCACAATACGGGGAGTAATAAGCGTACCTTGACGGGTCTTCCTCAGGCTATCGTTCAAGGTCTTAACGGCAATGGAGTAGTAGTCCAGAGCTTGAGCGGTGTTACCCAGTTCCATGAACCGGACATACAGAAGCATGGACTTGAAGGCAGGATAACAGTTCGGAATAACAGTGAGGTCGTCAGACCAATAGTTATCATCTCTGATATTCCCGCTGAGGGGAGCAAGGGAAATCTGCATATAAACCGTGAGGTCGTCCCCTACCAGAGAAGGGGAATCTCCCTCTTGTCTGGCGTGTTCCCCGTTCATCACCTTATACTTCCTCAGCCCATTCTCGTCAATACCCATGTCCACAAGCAAGGGGTAGGCATATCCGTGGGTACTACCAGAGACAGGATTGAAGGAGAATAGTGAGATGATAGTGTACTGCCTTCCACTACCAGTGCGAGCAAGGAGAATAGAGTCCTCTCCGTTCTGTAGCGTTATCTCGTCCCCAGCGTTCGCAACGGTCTCAACGCGCTGAATGTACGAATCGAGCGTTACGGTCGCTTCGTTAATGAGAAGGTTCTGTGCTTCTTTGAGCATTCTACGGAATTCGTATTCTGCCCCAGTGGGGATTTCCCCCATGACAAGCGGCATTAGCTCGTCACGGAGGTTCCCGTATTTCAGATTGATTGTCGATTGAATAGGCATGGTTTATGCAGGAGGATTGATGGTGACTTTTCTGGCGAGGATGCCTACGCCATGGTTCTGTACATAGACCATGGTGACGGGCTTCCATCTGGTGTGGGTTGTTCCCGGCCAAGTGTAGTTAGTATTTCCGCTAACCCACTTAGCATCATTGTTCCCCACCGTAACAGCGATGTTAATCTGCGGGTGAAGGCACGCAGGGAAGTTGCAGGTGACAAGGGGAGACTGGAAGGAACCACTGTTCGTAGTGTACTGTACGTCCACACCGAGACCCCAGCCTGCCGGGAGGGTTCTATTGGGACTATAAACCTCCTCAACGATGGCAGTGCAGGGGCCGGAGTACCCATTCCTTTCCATCAGGGAGTTCACGAAGTAGGCCCCACCTTCCTGTCCGTTGAGAGCAGGGCGGGTATTCCAAGCGTAGATACCGAAATTGCCGAGCACGGGAGGGAAGGAGAAGTTCTCCACGGTGGTATACTTGCGGTAGTACCCTTGTCCCGGGAGTTGCATGTAACTGTCCACGGCGAAACAGGGGTTCACGAATTGCCTTACGACCAAGGTGGGCACCTCGTCCGTTTCGGTCACTTCGTACACGTTGCCCTTTAATACGGCAAGCTGAACGGCAAACTGGAACACTCCATTAATGTCCTTGTTCCGGGTAACGGTGATGTTCTTGAGGAACTTCCCACGGAAAACGTAGTTACCGGAGGTGTATTCCCCCTCTTCCCCTTGCTCGGTAGAAACCTCAATCCCTTCGGCCTTCTGGCTGGTGTTGTTGATTGTAAGTCCCACCTTGGCAACTTCCTTACTATTCATATTGATAAGGATAGTTTGGTTGCCGGACAAGTCTCCACCCCAGTCAGAGCAGACGATATTCATGTAGAGGATTCCATCCTTCACATAAAGGACCGGGGTAATGTTGCTAGGTTTAGGAGCACCGTAGGTGAACTTGACCTTGCTGGAATAATATTCTGCTTGACTAATGGACTCGATAGGGTTTTCTCCCATGGGCAAGATGTCCATGGGTTGGCCTACAAGGTTGCTACCCCACGCCTTGGCGTAAGAGGCAGTAGCCATTTCTAGCTTGTACATCCCATCATCAGAGAACCAAGGACCATCAGGGTTAGGGGCATCGTAGTTATTTTCCCATGCCCAGTTCCCGGGTCCCGGGCTGGTTTCGTCAGGGTAGGATTGAATCAGGGGCATCGTATAAACGTTCTTGCCCTTGTACTTCAATGCGATAGAGGCTACGCGAGAACCAGATGCAGGACCTTCCTGAACAAATTCGATGGGGGTGCCTATAAGTCCCCGAGTATCAGAACCTGTACCAACAGCCAGATTTCCCCCAATCGTCATCCATTCGACCTGATAAGGTCCGCTTTGGGTTACACTAAAATCGGAGAGATTAAGAGGAAGAGGAGTGAAGGTATTGTCAGGAACTTCGTAAGGAACTTCTCTCTTGCTGGGTTTAGGACGACGAACGTAGTAGGTATTCCCCAAGGCATCTACCTCCTTAGTGAATCCTTCCTTCTCGTAGTTAGCAATGAAGTCCAGTGTAGGTTCCTTGACCAGAACTCGTCTCACTGGGAACACGTTCCCCGTAAGCTGGTCAACTTGGCTCTCCCACAATTCATCCACCGTTTCATAGGTGGTGCAAGTGGTAACGGTTTCCTTCTGGCTATGTCCTTCTCTTACAACAACGTCAGTACTAGTGGACCACTTACTGCATTCCTTGCCCGGGGCAACTACAGGAGGGAGGTCTCCGTTTGCACCCCAGTCAACATTCTGGCTCGTGGTCTTAGTAGTATTTACGCAACGAACAAAGGCAGAGGGAGGATTACAACAATCTCCGCTTTCAGTCTCACCCTTGCTGTTAATGACAATGTTGCTGAAAGACTTAATCATCCCCGTGATAATGTACAGTTGGAGAGCAGGGAAAGAACCCTTGTCCCAACCGTCATTAAATGGGGTGACATCCAGAGCTTCTTGTGGCATGTAGGGAACCTGAGCATCAAACTCGTTGGTTCCGTTTTCCGGGAACCCCCACACTTCTCTGCTCCACCTCTGTGCATTCTGTGCCCTCCATTTCCCTACATCACCGGGACCACCTTCATCAAACACCGTTTGACCAGCAGTCCATTGGGACACAGGAATAAGTTCCTTGACCACAGGACCGGGCATTGTTTTGTAGAACCGAACAATGCGAACAAAAATCTTGTTCAGGTAATCCTCTTCAAAAGGAACCTGCTCTTCATGTACAAGCTGGGCATCGAAGCCAGTGTACTTGTGGTTACTTTCATAGTCCGGGTCCAAGTCCACATTGCTCGGGTCAAAGCTACCAATAGCAGGGGAGACTGGAACCTCACTGCGGAGGTACACGAAGGTTCGCTGAATATCATGGAACGTTTTCAGTTCATCTTCTGGCTGGGTTCCGTTAAAGAACTTCCCGTCAGTACCCGTAGTGTTCAGCGTGTAACCATCCCTGTCCTTCTTGTGGGACATGATGTTGTACCTATACTGTTCCACCGGAGGAACCACGTAGAAGAACCTGTAGATGTTCTTCGTGTCTTGGGTCTGTACAGGTTCAATGTGGGTGAGCACCGCCGCCCGCATGCCTTCCGTCAATCCCATGGCTAGTCCAGACTTAGGTTGGAACTTGGAGCCAAGAACATACTTAGGAAGCTGGTTTGGCGTAACCTGTTCGTCCACATAGAACATCAGGTTTTTTAGAATAGGATTGGGGAAAGACAAAACAGGCTCAAGCCCCAGAGCAGTATTATGCTGGAAGGGTTGAGCACTCCTGTCAGTAGCCCCTATGGGGACGCTGGGTTGTCCCGGCCTGACTGCTGGTGTGTTAAATTGCGGCATTTTCCGTTTTAGTTAGAATGCTAAAGGGTGGAATAAAAACTACGGCTATTGTACCGAAGAGGTTAAGATGTTTAGCACAGCCACAGGGGATTGTCAACTCTTGTTTTCTGTAATACTTCATACCTGTAACGGTATCTTCCAAGAACCCCTTGACCACCTTAATGATACGTTCATGTTTGTCCGTATAGACTGGCGGTAATTCTCCGTGGGCACGCATAAGAATTCCACTGCTCGTCTTATTACTCCCCATGTAGAAAAGAGAAATTCCATTCTCGTCAGTTATCCATTCACCTTCTGGAAGTTCCGTAACAATCTCCACCATATTGTGCATGTTCCAAAAAGGGAGAAGACCAAACCTTCGCACGTTTGAATGAATGGAGTTTCTTTCTTTTCTAAACTGTTCGAGCAAGGTACTGGTTTCATCCAGCACCTTTTTCTCTTTATGAAATATTCTTTTTAACTTGGAGTACATGGGAGTGGGAGCATAGTCTTTCAATCTCGGTTCAGCCTGATTAGGTAGTCCAGCTTTTCATTCAGCTTCGCCAGTGCTGTTCCTACCTCGTGTATAGCTTGTACAGATTCTTTTGTCAATTCAATAAATTGTTCGTCCTTCTTGAGCGTCTGAACCATACGCTGGGACAAATATTTATAGGCTAGCCTAACTCCAACAATAATGGTAATCAAAACCACCGCCGCAAAGGGTGTGGCTTCGGAGACAATCTTGTCGTAAAGACTCAAACCTTGGGGGCTTACTTGAGCAATGACGTAATGTTGAAGAGGAGAGAACATGACATAGACTTCTATACTAAAAAAGGGAGTACACTTTTTCGTTCGTGTACTCCCTAAGTTACAGGGGGAAAATGGCTAAGAGTAATATAGACTATCCTACCAATTCAGGTCAAGGAAATTCTCAGCAATCTTTTCATCCTCTGTCCATCTACGTTCCCAACCCTTTTTGAAGGTGCCATTCTTGTACTGGCGAAGGGACTTGTAGTAGGCTTGAATCTTGAGATTGAATTGAAGGAGAACCTTTTTCTCCCCGTACTCCGTTAAAACATCCCCTAAAGCTTTAGCCGTATTCTTCCCCCACTTGCCATCAGTAGCAATGGGAGATTGAAGGAATGTGTTGAGGGCACGTTGCAGGCATTTGATAGAAGCAGAGATACCTGCATTGAAAGCGAAGGAGCGGAACCTGTATTGAATAGCATGGCAATCCAAAAATTCCATTTCTGCTTCAATACTCTCCGTGATAGATTTTTCATCTATGGAGTGAATCATGCTACTCCATGCAGACTGCCTCCTTCCTGCTTCAATCTCCTTTCGGATAAAATCCACAACTTCGGGTTCATAGCCGTCACTCAACCCAGCAACCTCCCATTTACCTCCACGGTCTGCGGCAGGGAGCCTGTGTACTCGCATAGTATTGGGGTCAACACACTTGGGGTCTTCAAGGTTAACGATGTTCAGGACCATGCAACGAACTAGCAGAGGGTAACTAGAACGGTTCTTCTCAGGGTCGAGCAAGTCACTTGCATTAAACCTATCCCTCTCCTTCTCCTTCTCTTCGGTTTCCAGTCCCAGTTTTGAGGCAATGGCTTTGGCGGTGTTAATCCCGTAGATACCATCTGCGGTTACACCGACACTATCTTGAATTAGCTTGGTAATTTGGTTTAAGTTCATGATAATAAATTGTCAACGTGACATTCAGCGATTTCCCACTCAAAGCTCATAAGATGCTTGTAGTCAGGATAGAATTCAGATTCTTCGTTCAAGGCATATCGCTTTCCCTTAATGATGCAGGTGCACATACCTTCACGAACTTCCGAGCAAGGGGAGAGAAACTGGAAAATCCAATCATCTCCTTCTCCTCCTTTTTCTTCACGTCCCCTCCAAGCTTCTCCGTCTTCTTCCTCTTCTTCATCCACAAGGCAACGGATGATAAGCCAGTTGTCTCCCATCGTAGGGAGCTTGGCCGCCATTCCAATCCTCATGGATTCCAGAGCTACACCGAAGGGCAACTTCGTATCACTTTTATAATGAAAAAGGTAGAACCAAACATCTTCCCCACCTTTCCTGTTTGCTTCTTTAATAAGCTGAGGAATATATTTCCGGGAGATGTTCTTGGTGAAATTGGAGTCGTTAGAGCAGATTCCTACCCCATTGTCTTGTGGGAAGAGAATGTTAGGCATACTGGTGGAGTACTTTGAGAAAGGGTTCAATATCTTCCTTGAAACTAGCAACGATGTTTCTAAGAGCAGGGATGGGAGCATTCTCTTCCATGGTCTGAACAGTCAGTTCATACGCGCTCTCGAACAGGTGCAAAGAGGACGAAGTGTCCTTATCGTACAAGATGGGCTTAATGTCCATATCGACTTCCTCATACGTAATGTACGGTAAGGACGCTTCGATAAACTTGTCGATGTAATCATCAAAGATTTCCGTAATTTCATCGTACTTAGTATGATGAAAGCCAGAAGCTGTACCGTAGTGGCACAGCCGGATTATGTTCCGGCAATAGAGTAATGTGTGAATGTTAACGTACATTGTGGTAACATTTTAGAATGTTAATGAGTTCGTTATGAATACGAACGTTTACGGTCAGAGCTTGGAAGACTCCATTAGTAGTGTCCTTGATGGAGATAGTTACATCCATGTAGGGATAGTCCCCTAACCAAGTGTACAGGTCCGGGAGGACATTGCCTAGCGTAAACTGACCATTGGTGATGGAGTATATACCGTTCTCAACATTGCATGACAGTGGGGGAAGTTGAGCCTTCACCGTCTTGCCTCGCCTATTGAATACGACTACTTCCAAAATGGAGGCGGGGTCAATGCTCGTAATCCCACAGTTGTGTACATGCAGGTTAAATGGGTATACGGAATCGGGAGAAGACATGACAAGCTGGGGGTCCGCTATCCCCCATGGGGTAGGAACCATTGCGTCAATCTGCTCGCTCTGCTGGGGAGTAATCCATCTGGCCTCCCCTAAGTCATAGTGTAAGTCGGACCAATCCATGAGCGTATTTTAGGACCTAAGTACTCCTCTGTCAACAAATCCCTTCTTCTTGTGAATGAAGTAATAGTGATTATTGTATTCAACGGTAAAGTACCCTTGGAACCCCTCCGTTGAAGTCCCCTTCCATGCGAAGTCTTCCTTACAAGAAATGAAAAGAGTAAGGCGGCATTTGTCTTCTTCGTGACTGTACTCCACTCCTTCGGGAGATACCTCATAATAGAGTTTCCATTCTTCATCCCCACACAGGTCTATAACTTCAAACACCCACAGATAACCGTTAGGGTGTACTACGGAAACCAGACTCTTCCCTGAGTCTACATCGTAATGGTACTTAACACCTCCCTTAGGGAATTTGAGAATGTCTCGGAATTCTTCAAGCACGGCTGAGGTATATCCCGAGAACTCATAGTTCTCTTCAAACCTCTTACACGCCTGCAAAAGTTCCTCAGAATTATATTCTTTGACAAGCCTGTCCAGCGTTTGAAGTGGAGCCTCTATCGTTTTGAATACTTCGGGAAGAACCCCGGAAAGATAGTCTACTGTCTTCTCATACTTCCTCTGGTCTTCTTCCTCCAAAGTTTTTTCTACAACTCTAAGGAAATAGGCAGAATTGGTTTTAAGTTCAGCTTGTGCGGCTTTTGCCTCCTCAAGAGAATCCACAGTGATAACTGCACGACACTCCGAGCGACAGACGGTAACTTTATACTTGCCACCTTCCGTTTCTTGAATACCCGGGCCGTAGGGGTATCTTTCCTGCTTGATGATTTCATCCACGTTTCGTTTAGTTTCTTCGTTCATGTTTAGTTGTCTACAATGATTGTTCCATTGGTAGTGTAAATGAGCTTCCCTTCTACTGTTCTTCCCAACAACCAGCCATCACCTGCATCATATTTGACAAGAGAATATGTCTTATTACCAATGTATAACGTAGCCTTCGGCTTCTCAACAATAGTCGAACCTTTGGTGTGGAAAGAGCAGACGATGATGGTTATTACCAGAAGAATGATTAAAACGACGATAGTCTTCATACAGGGAGATTGAAGCTAAAGCCCTTGGGGGTAGGAGCTTGGAATACATTCAAATTAAATGCGTAATTAACCATCGCACTTTGGACAGCTTCGTCAGCAAGGAATTCCTCACAAAGGATAGTGTATGAGCAGAACCTGTTGTGGTAGAGTTCACGGAAGCTACCGAAGGTAGATACAAGGTTGTCCACCGTATCTTCCACCAGCATGAGCTTATTGATGCCAATGACATCCGTGAAAGAAAAGATTCCGTCAAGGCTTTCTACTCCGCTTGCAACCATCTGGTGCGGGCAGGAAATAACCTCCCTCTGCATTTGCAGGAGGAAGTTGTGTTCCAGATAGGGCCTAGAGAGGTTGGTAAAGAAGATGCCATGCTTCCCTTTACCAAACTTCTCATAAGCCTTGCTCAGGAAATTGGTTGAATACTCCCCATCAGTATTGTAGGTAAGGATTCCGTAGTGTTCCCCGTAAGCCAGTGCTTCCAGATTGTCTCCAACAAGGACAATATCCTCAGGCTTTACCCCTACGTTTCGGAGGTAGTTGATGAAGAGGTGAAGAACCTTTGTGTCCCGGTCCTTGAAATCCACTCCTGCATAGGAGTTGACAGGAAGGAACACTTTGAATTCCCCATTGTCTATCCAGTTCGGTTTGTTTTCGTTCATGTGGGTTGACTGTAACATGAGTCAGATTTTTGTCAAGCTCTTTCTTTGAATTTTAATCCACTGAAATACTGCCTTGCAATATCCCCTGTGGCTCCTGCTTCCAAACTCCCTGCTGAACAGCACATTAGAATCTCGAAGCTGATGTTCCCCAAACTTTGCTGAATTGGAATAACAGAATATTCGAATGGTTTCATGTACTCCATGTTCACTATGTAAGTATAACTATTCTCAGGGTATTCACTAGATTCCTGCTTGGGATAATAGTTCGGGTAGATTTTGTAAATCCTGCCCATACTAGCATATCCATTCTTGGTTGTCCAAGCGGGAGGATTACCCTCCGTCAATCCACGAAGAACTTCCATATTGTGGAGTGTCATCAGGTAAGCCTTCCCGCTTCCTTCGTCTACAAACGGAACAGGATAAATAATGAAAGGAGTAGGAGATACAACGGCAACATCACTTACAGGGCCTTCATTATCAACAGCGAACCAGATAGCTCCCGTGTCGTTTGGTTGGAAATCTTTCCAAGCCAGCTTAGGGAGTCCGGTAGCATCCGAAAGAAAGTTCTTGTAGTAGGAGTTATATTGCCACCTGTAGTCCTCGATATTAGGCATACAGGCACCAGAATCCGAAGCAGAGAAAACACCGACACCATTCTCCAACGTAACAATGTCATTCATATCAAAGTTGTTACCCTTCTTATCAATCTCAAAACGGGCAGGTAGTTTTCTCTTAAACAGTCCACCACGTTGTGTAACCGTCGTACCAATTTCATCCTGCTCAATCCACCCCTTACCAATGTTGGGGGCTTCAATCGCCGCAAGATGGGTGAGGAAGGAGACGCATTCACCGAGGTTCTTGAATCTAAGTCCGGGAGTAAAGCCACCGCCTCCCTCTAGTATGGAAGAGGACAAGGTAATCACAAACCCTGTAGGGGATAGTGTAGAACCTGTACCTGTTCCGGGGAAACCAGAGGAAGGCTCATACAGTCCAAATTGGGCAGGGCCTCCAAGAATACTATCCTGAAAGGCTTGATACCTGTCCTTCTTTGAACTGAAAGGGGCTGTAGTATCTTGGACAACCACACTACCTCCCTCTCCTGTATAGCCGTAGGCCATTGGGTTAATAGCCAAAGAGGGAGGGTAATAGATTTGAGGATTGCTTTGATACGTAGAAATGTCTGGACGCTGGACAAAATCCTGTCCAGTCCATGAAAGGGAATTCCTGCCCATGTAACTCCGGGCAGGGTAAACTACTGGTGGTGGGGTGAAAGCCATTAGATTGCGGGGAAGTCGCTCATGCCATTGGAGCTACTCACATCTAGGAAGCAAGCCGCTCCGTGTTTAATCTCCTGCGTCGAAGCATCCTTTTCCCAATAACCGGGAATCCATACCTGTCTCAAACTGTGGAAAGTAATTTGGGTAACCTTGTGGGAGATGACCGATGTAGAACCTGAACCTGTTTTGGAGAATGTGAGCAGGGCAATTACCTGTCGGCTCCTGCCTTCACTAATCGTATCACTCAACATCTGCTGTACCATGAATCGCATGTCTTTATTGTTTCCCGTTGGTGCAGTGTACTTTGAGCATTGAAGAAGAGCTTGCTCCTTAACGGTCGTAGTGTAGTTATACCCATAGCGGTACTCAACGTACACAACGTACTTATCGCCATTCTGTACGTTCTGTAACGAACTGAGGGTAGCAGGAGTGATGGGAACGTTCTGGTACTTGTCGTTCATTACGGTCGCTCCGTTCGGGTCGCACGTGATGCGCGTCTGGCCCGTAGATGGGTTCAAGACTTCTACGCCAATCTTCCACTGGGAAGGTCCTCCCCCTTCACCGCCGATGACAAGAGCACCTGAATGCAACTGCTGGATATTCCCATTATCATCAATCCGAGCAAGCTCGAAGCTAAAGTCTGCACTTGAGTCCTTATTGAGCGATACGGACGATGCGGACCTGTCGGACGTTACGTTCAACCAGACCGTTTTGTTCGTAGGGTTCTGTCCAGCAGTGTGTCCTTTCACTGGGTTCCCGTCGACCGCTGAGTACGTTACGGAGCCTACCCGGGAAAGTTCTGTTCCCTCTACGATAAGACCCTGCGTGAACCGAAGCTGAGGCCAAGCACCATTACCCTTCGGGTTGTAGAATACCTTGAAATATTCCCCCGGGTTGTTGCGGAGGGCACCGATGTCTGCATCGATAAAGGGAGGCTGTGCCTGTATGTCTTCGCTCCCATAGATAGGTGTCTGAATAGCAGGCCACACCGTTCCGTCCATTCCATAATTGGAAACGTCCGGTAATGGGGGTAAAGAAATTGGGGCGGGGGGAATTTCCCCCTCGCCCTGATAACTTGTAACTGAATCTTTGTCAATCATTGTTACTTAGTCTGCTGAACAACCGGAGGCTGTTCCGTCTGCTCCATGTTCTGATAGATGGAAATGACTCCCGTTTCCGGGTCATATTCTGCAACTGCACCGGAGCAAGACTGTAACCCAAAAGCGGCGGCGATAGAAAGACCTGCTACGATAACAAGCTTCACGATTTCAACAATCTTGTTGTTAGCTCCGAACTTGGAAACGGTAGTTCCGATAACCTCGGCTACGACCTTTTCCTTATGTGCCAGAATGTAATCTGCTTGATTTACGAAGTCTTGAGTAGATTCTATAGGTTGCTTGTCAAAATCATCCTTGTAACCTGCCATTTGATACAGTTTAACTGCTAGCTTTTTAAGTTCGTCTTGCATGCTTGAAGTGTAGATTATTTGGATTAGTGTGTCAAGTCCGTTCTTCCGCTAAGGTCAATGCTTTCTGCAAACCAACCATAGCCCATATCCTCCAATTTTACCAGCATCTTTGTGGCGAGATTTCGAATTTGATACTGGGCATGTTTGTCCAGACGGAGTTTTAGGAAGTGCCGGAAGGAGCGCAGGTTGAAGGTGACAACGATTTGGGTTTTCGTATCATTGGGCAGTACACCCCTAGCCACTTCCGGTTTGAAGTTCATGAGGCCATCCTTTGCAATAGCGGCATCATAAGCAAGGGCACATGTGAGCATTGCATTACTCCAAGCCTCCCGTTGTTCGGGCGTAAGTCCTCCTTCTATTTCCGGGACAATGACTTGTAGCTTGTCATCATATCTGCAATACCTTTGACTCTCTTGACTATATGCAACCCCGATACGATGGCGTACAAGCTGGTGGGTTACAGCTCTGTTCGTAATGAGTGAAAAAGTGAAGCCGATATGTTCCAGTACACTCTCATGTCCTTTAGCGATAATTCGAAGCAGGAAATCTTTGTCGGAAGTTTTCCCCTCACTCTGGTAACAAACTCTTCCTGCCCTAGCGGCCCTACTAACCTGCAAGGCAATCTCTTGGGAGGTAGTCCACAGTTCGGCGTATTGTCTGATTTCTTTAACCATAGGACTTCCGTATAACATGTGAGGGAATACGTGTCAAGAACAAAAAGCCCCAGCAGATTTCTCTGCCGGGGCGAAGCGGATAGGTTACTTACAACCTTTTCCTTTACCTTTTCCTTTACCTTTCTTCATAGAATTTACTTTTTGAAGTAGTCAAAAAATGCGAAAGCTTCATCTCCCACAATAAGCAAGTCGGGATTATCTTCCTCCGTGAAAGTACGAATAGCTTCCGTTTCATCATGAACGGCTTCGAGCTGGAGCTTCACGGCCTTCTTGCCATCCTTCTTAGCAGGGAAGGCATGGATTTGGGAAGCTACCCAAGGTTGCTTGTCTCCTTGAATTGCAAGAGCAATCCCGGAGTAAACAGACTTTTGAGGTTCCGGGAGTTCGTCAAGACGCATCGTTGCAGGATAGGTCCATTCATCGGCCTTAGGTCCAATAAAGGAAATAGTGCCTTCAAAAGGTTTGAACTCTCCCTTTGCAACATTATCGTAAACAATGTGAATAAACATGGTGGGTTAATTAAGCGGTGGTAAGTTGTTTGTCTCCAATGTAGAATTTTCCGGTGTCCTGAGTGTGGTAGATGGTTCCGGGATTCTTTACAGCGATTCCGTCATATTCTGTTTGAGTAGTCTGAACGAACAAGACATATCTAGCGTCACACTCCCCTTGGGTAAGAAGTTTATCCTTAGCCATCAGGGGAGCACCGCCACTGGATTCAGGAGGAGTATAGATGTCAATATGTGCCCCTTGGTTCCCTAGTAGAGTAAGTTGGTTTGTGGATTGAGGGGTGATATTGATTTCTGGAGAACCATCTGTAGCTCCCAAACCAATGTGACCTTTGACTTTTACATGGCCACTAAGCGTAGCCAGCCCAGCAACAGTAATAGTGTTACCAAAGGTGACAGCATTGGTGAAAGAGGTGGGACCAGCAAAAGTAACTTGCTTTTTGAAATTAAGCTGGCCTAACGGTTCCATAGTAAATACAAGGTTATCGGGAACACTTCCTAAGTTATACTTATTGTAGAACTGAAGATAACCGTTGTTGCTGGTATACTGTAGATAACACCCATATCTTTCTACTGTCGCGTGGGTAATATCGAAAATCTTCGTAACTTGGTCTGGAGAAACTCTCTTGGTGAAAACAAGATTCGTAACGAACTCTCTTCCGGGTTCACCATTGATTACGAAATCACCTTCTTCTGTACCAGAGAGGTTTACTCTAGTTCCAAAGTAAGCAAGCCCTGTAGAAGGTATGGCTAGCCCTTTATTAAAGGTAGACAAATCTGCAACAGTGAGCGTGCTTGCCATGGTTACAGCACTGCTAAACGAAGAGCCTGTAAAGTATACGTGGTTGGAAAAAGCACAAGCACCACCAGAGCCAATACTTAAACCACCTCCGGTGCTTGGACCGATGTGAATATTCCCATCTACGCTTTGAGCTACTCTCATTGTCAGGCTAGGCCCAACAAAATTTAGAATATCTTTTTGCGTAGAAATCGTATGACTATCAAAGGTAACTGTCTCGTGTGCGGTTATAGCATACTGAAAATTAGTAGGTATAGCTACATCCAGATTAGTTGCATTACCACCTTCGATTACTGCCTTGCCTGCACCTGTGCCGTGGATTTTAAGAGCATTTTCTCCTTGTCCAAGAAGAATCTGCGCTTCATCCTTCATAGTCAACCCCGATACATTACTGAAACTCCACGTCCCAGTAACATTCGCATCTTGCGTGGGGTCGAAGCTACCGCCAGATGCTGAACCAAAATTTACCTTCTGAACAGTAAGAATGTACTTAACACCCTCAGGGGCAGAGAGGTGTACAATCGTCTTGGTGCTATCGGGAATAAACGGAAACTGAGCAGAACCTTGCTGAGCTTCTCGCATCACACTAGTCACCTTCGTACCGTTTACACCCATTATGTTGATAACAGGCTGAGTGGTACGGGGAGTGTCTACTTCCTGACCTTCTTCAACAACGCTAAGAGTGTATACGTCTCCGGGAGAAACTAGGGCAGAAATGTCATAATATCCAGAACCGACATAGCTTCCCTTATTGTACACAGTGAGAGCAGGGGCTGTGGGGTAATCAAACCCAAGTTCCCGGATAGCAATGGTAGCGTATTGGACAGCCGGAGCCTTACCTGTTACACGGAAATATAGTTCCAAATCTTTACCCTGTTCAAGATTGAGCATGGTAGAAACAACGTTGCCCAAGACAACGTAGTCTGGTTCCGTGATGTTGCTCCACTTCTCGTCCGTAGGTTCATTATTAACTACCTCAAGAACAACGTCTTGATAAGTAGAAGAAACTACCACGGCAGAATGGGAAAGCGTCGGAAGTTTGTAAGTGGCTCCTGCGGTAATGGGGTCACCTAATTTGTAATCTAAAATCTTAAAAGCCATAGTAAAAGAAAAGAGTTGGTGAGGCTAGGGGAACACAACGCTCCCCTAGCCTGTTAGATGTTAGCTGATAGGACCGAGGTAGGAGATAACCGCCTTGCCGGACCAACCGTTGGAGCCTGTGGCTGTCTTATACGTAGCAAGAATAAGGGGCTGACTGATAGCACCCGGAGCAGAGTAGATGATACTTCCGCGCATGTCGCGGACACCTTTCACAACGCCAGATTCAAGGGGAGCGGCGAACAGGGAACCTGTGTCATCCTTCACCCCAGCAACGTTGTCCAGAATGGGACTGCCACCGGAAGCAGTGAGGGTAGAGTCGAAAGCAGTAGCACCCTTGTCATGAATTTCCAAGTCCACACGGTACAGACCCTTCGGGCTACCCATGGGCAGGGAAATGTTGGTCTTGCCGTCACCCAGTTCGGACACTGCGGTCGGTACGCCCGTAACGGGCAGGATGGACGTAGCCTCCGTAATGGTGATTTCCGCATCTTCCGCACTATCCAGCCAGAGGTTGAGCTGTACGGTCTGAGCGGTTACCTGCACCGTGCCATCAACAGCGACAAGGGGAGGAAGAACAGTACCTCCTTCCCAAGCCATCTGGACCACATGGGGCACATTGCCCGATACGGCCACTTCGTACACTTTACCAACCGTGAGGCCAGTCTTCTTGTACAGGGTGTTGGGCTTGGCAGGAGAAACAAGGTCGACTGCGGCGGGAGCGGCAGTGGCCTGCTTTGCGGTGAGGGTGAGATTGGCACCAGTAGGAGCTTCTACTACAAGTCGAGCCGTGGTAGCAGTAGCGGTGAACTTGAAGGGAGCATTGTACAGGGCACCGGAGGCAAGAACCTTTGCTTGTTCATCCTTGTCTTCCGTGATTTCCAAGTTAACGAACTTGTCGGAAGTAAGGGTGACTTCATAGGTCGTGCTGGCCTCGAGACCTTTAAGCTTGTACTGGGTGTTCCCGTCAAGCTTTACTCCTTCTACAGGGATTGTAATTTCGGGCATGGTGAATTAAATGGGTTAAGCTTTCGCCGGAAGTTGGGCGGGAGCATAGGTGAAGGAAATGATTGCAGGTACATCCCCGTCAACCTTAACATTTATATCCCCCGTAGCAAGATTGGTCAATTCCTTTTTCTCATTCATACCGGAAATGGTTTCACGAAGGATGACATTCTTGTCTGCGTCGAGGAACAGAATCTCAAGGGTTACAGGTTTGTCAGCGGTTACAGAAGCAATGAACTTCTCATTAACAGCAGGAGCCGGAGCCACCTTGTATAGCTTGTTAGGTTCAAGCTTCTTTGGCAGGTCAGCTTCTTCTGCGGCTACAACGGGAGCGGCCTTGACCTGCAACTTCGCTACAGCGGAGCTAAAGGTCGTAACCGTAATGGTTGCGGAGGTAGCAGTAGGTGCAAAGTAAATAGGCAAGCCATCAAGCTCGCCTTCTGCAACAACATTTCCGTCTGCTTCCAGCTTAACTAGACTCTTTTTATCCACCTTAACTACAGCTTCATAGCGGGTTTTAGAGGTGAGACCAGAGATGGTAACAGGCGTATTTACTGCAATTTGAAGGGGCTTTTCCAACAGGGTGAGTGGTGCTTCCTTCACATCAGAGGGGTAGGGAGGTACGACTTCTTTCATTACACTTGAGAGGCAAACTTGTTCATAGCGGCAGAGAGGTCAACAGGAGCCATAGATTCAGTTTCGGTTTCGGTTTCCGTTTCTTCGGTTTCCGTTTCCTTACCTTCACCTTCGTCTTCATCGTCGTCCTCTCCTTCGTCCTTCACTTCTTCATCTTCAACGGTTGTAACAATGATGGTCTTGCCATCATCAGAAACGACACCCGTTGCAATGAGGTCCAACGTATCACCCGGCTTTGCGTCCGGGAAGTTATCTTGAATAAAGGGAATCTTCATGAATAAAGAAAAAAGGGGCGGCAGGTTTTTGTTCCTGCCGCCCGGTTAGATTACAGACCGTTGGCGGTCAGAGCAACGTTCGGAGTAGAAGCAAGGGAACCAATCGGGTTGCCGTTTGCGTCAACCAGCTCAGCGTTAGCCAGAGCACGCACGTGACGGATAACAACACCGTGACGGGGCTTGATGGGCATCACACCGTTGGAGAGGGAGGCGATGAACAGACCCTGCGTACCGAAGTAGTTGGTGTCCATGTCTCGGTTGTTCACCCATTCCAGTTCACCGGACCACGTTTGCGGGTTGAAGTTCACACGGTCTTCCCCGGTAAACGGATTCGGAACCATGGACTGGAACACGTCCTTCACGAACACAATCGTGTCTTCGAAGGGGGCATCACGATAAGCCGGGTTCTGAATAGCACGGGTGCCATTGGTGGTCGGTTCCAGAATGTAGGGTTCCACGCGAATCCACTTCTTACCTGCGGGCTGGGTGTCGTCGAAGGTGTAGCGGGGAGCAAGGGAGTCCTGCAAGTACATGAAGTTCTTGTAAGCCTTCTTAGCACCGAGCTGGTTCATGAGGAAGGACTTATCGCCGTAGGTGGCTTCGGCCCAACGCCAGTCGTTGTGAGCCATGTCGGAACCACGGGTGATGAAGTCGATGGTGTTACGGGAAGCCATCACCGTGAACACGGGGGCACCGTTGCTGTAACCGTCAGCAGATTCAAACGCGCCTTCGAACTGGAGAACGTCATTGTAAATCATGTCCATCACAGCGGCATTCAGAGCGGCTTCC